TCTTTTTTATAGTTTGCCCGGCTTCGCTTGGATGCGGAGTCTCTGGGCCATCAGGCCTTAGGGCGAACGAGTCCCCGGCCTTAATTCGACCGTCAATCACAAGTTCTTCCATGTGGTGGATGTCGTTCCGCATGTCCTTGAATCGAGCTGCGACTGCGTCCGTTGCAAATACGGGTTTGTCAGTGTTCAGGGCTACTGCCAAAGCATCCTGACTTCTCCGGAGTTTTCGAAAACAATTCGTTGCACGGTACATGTTGGACAGACACGTCTCAAAATGAGATCCAGATCGGTGCATTGCGCCAAGATTAAGTGAGGTGTGCGTGCTCCAGAATTCTTGAAGCTTCGAAACACCCATGTTGTACTCCACGATGGCGGCCTCAACCAAACGGACGTATGTGCTCGCCAACGCATTCACCTGATATTGCGAGGACACCGACGCAATGAAGATTGATTTCAGCCAGTAGCTGGGAAAACCCTGCGCGTACTCTTCCATTCTCGGTGCTTCGATCTCAACGTACATTCGCACTACCTTCGCCGACCACCATCAACTGCTCCTCCAGAAAATGTTCCGGTATGGTGTTGGTCACGGACCTCACGGATTCGTTGTGTTGCCGAAACCATGTTGACTGATCGGGTGACCCTGCTCAAATCTACGGATGAAGGATTCGACTTGATCTTTTGGTACAAGGCTTTCTTAAAGTCTGAAGCACTGACCTCAGGATGAGACTTCTTGGCATGCGCCATCAGTCGGTTTAGTCGTGTCTTTGCTGTACAGAAAGGACACTCAACATCAATTTCATAGTCGCGCATCAGATGTGATACCTCAACAACAAATAGGTCAGAGTACGGTCATCACATGTAACTTGCTGAACAAGAACACAACGTCCGTCACTGAAACATCGCTCCGCTCGAAATTCATATCCAGCGATTAGCTCTGCTCTGAAAAGCTCTTCTATGGAGTCGAAAGACAAATTTACAGCATGTGATTTCACAACCCAACTCCTCCAGAGCCAGTAACGCCGTCGTCATTACGGTTTTTTTCTTCAACCATTTCCCGATATGCATCGCGCACCACAGGAAGAGAGTTAATATGGGCTTCACGCTGATCTTCAGGCAGCCCCTTGATCAGATCACCTTCATCTACTGTCAGTGAGATCTTCCGACTGTATTCACGCCCACTCTGATCATGACGGAGCGAAAGTTCAATTTCATAACCTGGTGGTTTCCAAATCTGCATATGGACCTTCGCGTCAGGTGGTAGGGCTATTGGCTCCGCCTTGCCCGTAGAAAGATTGAATTTCCTTAGCTGAAGTATTTGGCTGAAGCGAACACCTTGGATCATCTGCAAGGTTGGCCCAGTTTGGCATGCCCTACGACTGCGGTACCCCAAGCCGTCATCAAACACGAAGGTCTTGGGCGTACTTTCTATCCCGGCGGTTACAAGATACTGGTGCCAATAGTTCAGGACTTTTGTGACCACCTCCATCACGTTCACGTTGGAGCCAGTGTTTAGACATGCACAAACCTCCTTGGTGAACCCACGGTACTCTCCCTCCACATCCTCATAAGAAGTGATGACAAGAACTTCGCTGAGTTGATCAGCTTTAGAGATCAACGGCGCTCCGTGAGGGGTCTTGCCGGTCAATTCACGGTGCTTCGCCACGTTCGCGATGTCTGCCACAAGTCCAAAGTCCGGGCACTGAGCTTCGACATCCGAGCGCGAAATAGCATGTTCCGCCGGAAGATGTTCCCTCAAATGAAAAAGAGCCTCGCAGACAGCGACGGCAGCACGCAGATCACGACTTTCTCCTGCTGCATCCCCCTGCACTTGGTAGCGAAACTCTGCATACGTCGCAAGTACGTTCTCATGATAGTAAGCACGGAAATCGTCAAACATTTTTCAAATGTACATACTTGTGCAACCCTAAACAAGGGCAATTTTTTCAGCTCAATGTCGCTTGTTTATGCCCACAGTTGCATTTAACAAGCACCAATTGTACAATGCAAAGTAAATTTACTCAATGGTATGCAAATGCCGTACAACCGCCCCCATCTGAAGACCCTCGAAGCTCGACTCAATGAACATCCCAAGTTCATGATCGTTGTAGCCGGGCCGCGCCAAATTGGCAAGTCAACTATGGTCCGCCAGGCTCTGGCGGGTCGCCCTTCTACCTTTGAAGCCACGGATCAGTCAGCAACTACCACCGTCGACCCATTCAGCGATGCCCCAAGCACCATTCAGGCAGAGCCAGGGGCAAAAGCCACAGAAAAATGGATCATCAACAGGTGGACACAGGCTCGAGCCAAAGCCCGATCATTGCCCCCCGGGCAATTCCATGTCCTGGCCATCGATGAGATCCAGAAAATTCCCCGATGGTCAGAGGTCGTCAAGGGGCTGTGGGATGCTGACCGTGCTGAGCAAGTTCCTCTGCACGTCGTGCTGCTAGGGTCATCGCCGTGGCTCATGCAAAAAGGGCTGACCGAAAGCCTGGCTGGGCGCTATGAGCCCATCCACATGTCGCACTGGTCCTACGGCGAAATGCAGGAGGCTTTCGACTTTTCACTGGACGAGTACATCTACTTCGGCGGGTACCCAGGTGCAGCCAGCTTGATCCGCGACGAAACCCGTTGGCGTCAGTACGTCCGAGATGCACTGATCAAGCCCAACATCGAGAGTGACATCCTGCAGATGACCCGGGTCGAAAAGCCTGCTCTCTTGAAGAACCTGTTCGAGCTGGGCTGCGGCGCTTACTCAGGGCAACTGGTCGCCCTGACGAAATTGCTAGGCCAACTCCAGGATGCAGGCAACACAGTCACTCTGGCCCATTACCTGGATCTACTCTCACAAGCGGGTTTGCTGACAGGCCTGCAAAAGTACGCGGGGCAAGAGCTGCGCAGGCGAGCATCTCCACCCAAATTCAATGCCCACAACACGGCCCTGATTTCTGCTCAGGCCAAGTACACGTTCGAACAGGCCAAAAACGACCGCACGTACTGGGGACGACTGGTTGAAAGTGCCGTTGGCAGCCATCTGATCAACAACAAGCCGGAAAACTCCAGCCTGTATTACTGGCGGGAGAGCCCCAGTGAGGTGGACTTCGTACTGACCGATGGCGAAAAGCTGTTGGCCATTGAGGTCAAGAGCGGGGATGACTATGCCGCCCCCAAGGGCCTACAGATCTTTGCCGAAAAGTACAAAAATGTCACCCCAATGGCGGTGGGAGCCGATGGCGTTGCCATTTCCGACTTCCTGCTGCAACCGGTTGAAAGCTGGATGAAGTAAATGGTCTTTGTCCCCCGCAGCGTTAAACAGCTCCGCCAATTGCCTGACGGTGGGCCTGACATCGAAGCGGTTGCACTGGAATCGCTGAGGTCAATCCCAGCCTGGGTGCTGCTGGGAGAACCTGGCGCGGGGAAAAGTGAAGCCTTCAAATCCGAGGCGAAAGCTGTCGATGGTCTGCGATTGACGATTGCCGAATTCGTTTACAGCGACATCGATGAGGAATGGAAGAACAAGTGCCTGTTCCTTGATGGTTTGGACGAAGTTCGTGCGAGCGGTGCGACTGGATCCATCCTGGTTCAAGTCAAGTCCAAGCTCAGAAAACTAGGGCTGCCAAATTTTCGGATCGCATGCCGTGCAGCAGACTGGTACGGGCAATCTGATCTTGAAGAAATCATCGGAGCCTCGCCAAGCGGACTACTCCCGATTTACACCTTGGAGCCGCTGACAACAACAGACATCAAGCAGATTCTCGAAATCAACTTCAACAGATCTGACGCGGAAGACCTGGTCACGCAAGCAGAGGCTCACGGAATCAACGCCCTACTCAGCAATCCCCAAACGCTTGGACTAACCGTTAAAGCGCTAGGCGGAAAAACTTGGCCAAGCAGTCGAGATGAGACGTACCGCCTTGCATGCCAAGCCTTGGTTCAGGAGGAAAACCGTAAGCACCGTGACCAAACCCGCTTTCAGCCTGTTCTCAAAGACACCCTCCTGGAAGCCGCTGGCCAGATATTCGCCACTTTGCTGTTGGCAGACAAGTCTGGTGTCGCGCTCGACCCGTCAGCTCAAAACGACCGATTCCCTGTACTGCTCGGCTTAGAGCTGCGTTCACCTGAACTAGCGGCTACGGCATTGGACACCGCACTCTTTGTGCCATCTACCTCCAACGATCAGCAACTAGAGCCGACACACAGAAGCGTTGCTGAGTACCTAGCAGCCGAGTGGCTGGGCAACCAAATCGACTCACGTGGATTTCCTCTTAAAAGATTGCTCAATCTCATGCTTGGGTTTGACGGCAAAGCTGTAGCCGGCTTACGTGGCCTGTACGGCTGGCTGGCACTTAAGAGTCTCAAGGCACAACATGGGTTGATCAAGAACGATCCCCTGACCGTTGCTCTCTACAGCGATCCTCAACCCATGGATGTGGAAGCGAAGAAACTTCTTTTGCAGGAGATTTACACCCAGACTGCCGCCAACCCATCGGTTCTTTGGGACCTCAGAGGGGCAGAAAACCTCTCCCCACTCTTCCAAGCAGAACTTCGCAACGAGTACTTAAAGGCGTTGCTGGACCCCAAGCGTGATGATTCGATGCAGACCTATGTGGTATTCATCCTCAAGGTTCTCAAGGAATCAGCATCTCAGAGCCAGCTGACCAATGAACTGCGTGACCTTGCTTCAGATGACACTCGCTGGGAACGCGTAAGGCAGCATGCCTTAGAAGCGTGGCTTGAGTCTGGCGTAAGGGATAGTCAGGCGATCGAATTCCTGGATCAACTGAACCAAGGCAAGATTTCTGATCCAGATGAAGAGCTCACTGGCATCTTGTTGGGAAAATTGTTCCCTAGAGCCATTTCTGCTGCACAGGTTCTGAACTACCTTCACCTCCCTAAAAGCAAGATTTTGAAGAGCTACCAACACTTCTGGGCCTATGAATTTCCCAAGGCAGTCCCTGAAGACGATTTGCCGTACGTTTTAGAGCAGTTGGTACAACGCAGCGATTTGCAGTCGTTGAACTGGGTGGAGTTCCACATTTCACGTACGCTGGCTGCACTGGTTGCTCGTGGAGTTCAAGCCCATGGCGACCAAATACCCGACACACAACTCTTCACTTGGCTTCGCCTTGGTACAGATGAATACGGCGAGCGACGGCATGAGCCAGAATTCCACAAAACCATCACGCAGTGGCTGATCGACAGACCCGAGCGCTATAAGGGGCTGCTAGGCGTTTGTTTTGATCGCAATGAAGCAGCATCCTCCCCACTCCACGGTTTGTTCAACGACTCGCAGATCCTTCGTGGGATATCAGCTCCTGCAGACATTGGGCTGTGGCATTTCCAGAACATCGACTGCACTCCAAACGAGGCTTTGGCCAAAGAACACTTGGCGGAGGCTATGCGCTCTCTGTGGTCCGATCACCCCCCACCCGGTCTAACCTTTGACATGGTGCTTGAATGGGCAGGTAATGACCCCCTCAAAACCAGCTGGTTAAAGCCTCTACTCAGCTGGGAAGATCCAGAGTGGAGGAAGGCTCAAAGGCAGTCAATTCAAGAACGCCAGCGCGAGCAATCAGACATCAAAAGCGAGCGAAGCGTCAACCTGGCGGCAAGGCTTTCTGAAATTCGATCAGGCCAAGCACACCCTGCTCTGATGGGTGAATTGGCTGGGGTTTGGTTGAACCGATACTCTGACACGCGTGGCGAAACACCTCTTGATCGGTTCAAGACCTACTGCGACAACTATGTCGAGGTATACGAGGCGGCAAAGGCTGGCATGCAGGCGTGCATCCGACGCAACGATCTGCCATCCGTCAAAGAAATCATTGAACTGCACCTGAATCAGCAAGCTCATTGGATCCGCGCTGCATGCCTGCTTGGCATGGATTTGATCTGGGCCGAGAACCCAATCGACTTCGATTTATTGGATAGCAGCACTCTAGAAAAGATGGTCTGCTTTCGACTGACCGATGGCACTGAAAAGCCGCCCGAGTGGTTCATGCATCTGGTTAGAACAATGCCGGAGTTGGTCTCGAAGGTACTGATTGCCTATGCAGGCACGAGCTTCAAAGCACAAAAGGAATACGTTGACGGGATTTATCCGCTGGCTAGGGATGCGGCATACGCGCAAGTTGCGCGCCTGTCCGTCCCTGCAATACTTCGAAGCTTTCCAACAAGGAACCGAGCCAGTCAACTCAATCAGCTCAATTCGCTTCTGAGGTCTGCTCTTAAATATGCGATGCCTGAACTCCCCAACATCGTCGCAGACAAACTCAAGCTCAAATCCCTTGACCCAAGCCAACGGGTCTATTTCCTTTTGACAGGGACGCTCATTACTCCCGAACAGTACGAGCAACTCCTCTGGGACTTCGTTGGTGAGTCTTGGCAGCGCATACAGCACATCTCAGATTTTCTGGGTAACAGTCTGAGTGACTTGCCAATGGATTTCACTTTGAGTGCCAAGACATTCGGAAAGCTCATTGAAATTCAAATGCCGTTTGCAGAGGTCGACTGGCCTTTGGGAGGTGGTGCAGTCAGCCAGGCGATGAACTTAGGCGACCATGTCAGAGGACTCATCAGCAAGCTAACAGCCTTGAGTACTCAGGAATGCCTGGAAGAGATCAACCGTCTTTTAGAACTCCCCTCGCTCGAGAAAATCAAGCGTCACCTTCTCAGCAGCAAACACGAGGTAATTCAGAGACTGCGTGAAAACACATTCAGTCACCCTACTCTTCACAGCGTTTCCACAATCCTGAGCAACAAATCTCCGACCGGACCAGCTGATCTACAGGCAATTGTGCTGGACCACATGGAGAAAATTGCAACGGATATTCAAACAAGCAATGGCGATCTATATCGCCAATTCTGGACAGAGGGCACCGATAACAAGCACAAGTCCGAAAACAGCTGTCGAGACGCACTGCTTGCAATGCTGAGAACCCACCTTGAACCCCTAGGCATCGATAGTCAACCAGAGTTCGACTACGTAAGTGACAAGCGTGCAGACATCCGAGTCTCATACCGCAACTCGATTACTGTTCCAATTGAAATCAAAGGTGAATGGCACTCCGAGCTTTGGACAGCCGTGCAGAGCCAGCTGATTCCGCAATACACCAAGCAAAAAGAAACCGAGGGATTTGGCATCTACTTGGTGCTGTGGGTCGGAGGAACCGAACAGTCCCCTGCTAGGGACGGCGGGAAAAGACCCCTCACCTCAACTGATCTCGAGTTAAGGCTTCACAGATATCTTCCCAAAGACATCCAGCAGCAGATTACCGTCAAGGTCATCGACGTCACTCGGCCTCATTGATGGATCAAATAAACCGAGAAAATTTGTTATTTTTGACTGGACGCTTGGGATTGATGCCATGCCCCACTCTGGAGCGAAGGAACCATGCTTATATCATTGATCGGAACAGTCCATGTCGAGAATGGACTAGCTAATGTCAGCGCATTAAAGGCCATTCTTGACCGCCTACAACCTGAGGTCATTTATGCGGAAATATCAACCGCGATGCTCTCTGACTATCTTGACGGCTCCCATGGAAATCTTGAATCCGCTGCAGTCGCACAGTACCGTGTGAGCCATTCAGTCACCGTAGTGCCTGTAGATTTGGATAAGCCCGGCGAGGATTTTTTTCAAGCATCCATGGAAATGTTCAATAAAGTCGAAAGAACAAGTTCCATTTATCGCAGACTTTTAGATCAGCATCACCTTGACACAAAAAACCATGGCTTTACCTACCTCAACAGTGAACGCTGCGGTCAGGTTTGGGCGGAAATATACAAAGAGACCGTTGAAACCCTTAAGTGGATCGACGACGCTAGGCTTCAAAAAATCTATGCTCGATGGAAAAAAGTGAACGATCATCGCGAAACGGCAATGTTAGAAAAAATCGTAAGACATAGTATTGAAAACACACCAAATCGAAGCGTTCTGTTGGTTGGTGCTGCACACAAGAAAGAGCTGGCAGACAAGGTTAAGAAATTTCAGAGATCAGAAACGTCAGCAATTTATTGGGACTTTTAATACCAAAAATCCTAGTTATTTAGTTCAGACAAAGCGATGAGTAAAGTCTGTCTGTTATCCGAGGAGATCCTTGTGTTTTCAGTCACACGCTGAATGGTCTTGCCTTGGTCAGAAACGGCACGATTTTCCAAAAATTGCCAAATAGACATCGTCATCCCCTCTTTGTGAAGTTTTCGAACGAGCAGATGGCAAAAACTGATCAATTTGGAAGATTCTAGCGCTGACGCAACTTTGGTGCATCAAAATGATGAAGTAAAGTCACTAAATATGCTAGAGTAGAACCCATGCCAACTTGATAGGGATAAACACGTGGTCAACCGAACAGTCGCTGCTGCACTTGACCATCTGACGCAGACGCAAAGAGAGCGACTTTTCTACATAGAAGTCAAAGCATTCTTTTGTGGTGACCTGACTCGCGCAGACATTGAACGGCGGTTTGGAGTGAAGCCTGCAGCCTCATCACGCGACCTAAGCACTTATCGCCGCCTTGCTCCCCAAAACCTCGTTTACGACGCTGGTCAACGCAACTACGCTACGACGGATCGCTTCTCCCCGCTTTTTGAGCATTCCGCCGAACGTGTGTTGACCTGGTTCCGGGCGGGCTTTGGTGACAACATGGATCAAAAGCTGAAGCGCACCGTCCCTTGTGAAAGCGCCAGCGACTTGGTCAAGCCCGACATCGAAACTTTGGCAACGTTAACCCGAGCGATAGCTGGGCGACGCCAAGTTAAGGTCACCTATTTATCCTTGACCTCCGGGGCCTCAACCAAGACGCTGTGTCCGCTTGCATTGGCCGACACTGGTCTGCGCTGGCATTTGCGCGCCTACGACAGAGATCGCGGTCGCTTCGCCGACTTCGCTTTAACTCGTATCGTCAAAGCCGAAGCAGTTGGTCAATCCATTCCATCAGATCAACAAATTGAGTCTGATGTTCAATGGGCGCGAATTGTTCATCTTGAACTTGTTCCGCACCCCGGCATCGCATACCCACAGGCCATCGAAGCAGATTTCATGATGACAAACGGTGTTCTCGCTCTTGACATGAGAGCTCCACTGGTCGGCTATGCCTTACATCGATGGTCGGTCGACTGCTCGGCTGAGCACAAACTTGACCCCAAAGCACACCACCTATGGCTACAAAACACTCCGACACTTTATGGTGTTGAAAGTGCAACTTTGGCCCCTGGCTATGAACCAAAAAATCGCTACTGAAAACAATACTTGATCGCCTTGCACATCCTGACATTGAAGTAGCAGAAACAACGAGCAAGAACAATTTCCAGGAATAACTCATGCAAAACGCACAACATCAGAATTTAGTCGGCTTCATCTGGAGCATTGCAAACAAATTACGGGGCCCATACAGACCACCTCAGTACCGCCGCGTAATGCTGCCGCTGATTGTTCTGCGCCGCTTCGATCTGGTTCTGGCCGAAAACAAGCAGAAGGTCCTGGACGAAAAGAAGCGCCTGGAAGACAAAGGCATCACTGGCCCTGCGCTTGAAAAGGCACTGTCACGCATCGCCTCCAACGATCGCAAGCAGGAGCTGTTCAACACCAGCGGCTTTACGTTTGAGAAGCTGCTAGGCGATGCCCCCAACATCGCGGGCAACTTGATCGCCTACATACAGGGTTTCTCGCCGCGAGCCCGCGACATCTTCGACAAGTTCGAATTTGAAACAGAGATCGCAAAGCTGGACGAGGCAAACCGGCTTTATCTGATCATCAAAGAGTTCTGTTCGGCAGACATCAACCTCTCCCCCAAGGCAATCAGCAATTTGCAGATGGGCTACCTGTTCGAGGAGCTGGTGCGCAAGTTCAACGAGCAAGCCAACGAAGAGGCCGGCGATCACTTCACCCCGCGAGAGGTCATTCGCCTGATGGTGCAGTTGCTGTTTACCGGCGAAGAAGGCATCTACGAAAAGGGCATCTACCGCAGCGTGTACGACCCTACCGCCGGTACCGGCGGCATGCTCTCCGAATCAGAGAAGTTTATCTGCGGCGACGGCTTCACATCCGGTCTGAACCCGGACGCGAATATCGAATTGTTTGGGCAGGAATACAACCCCGAGTCCTACGCCATCTGCTGCTCAGACCTGCTGATCAAGGATGAGCCGATCAACAACCTGATCTATGGCGACACTCTTGGCATCAAGGACGCCAAGAACAAGACCAACGGCTTTGTGCCGCACGACGGCCACCCGGACAAGAAATTCCACTACATGCTGGCCAACCCGCCCTTTGGGGTGGAGTGGAAGCCGGAAGAAGACTTCGTGCGCGAGGAGTACCAAGACCAAGGCTTTTCCGGCCGCTTCGGCGCGGGCCTGCCACGCATCAACGATGGCTCGCTGCTCTTCTTGCAGCACATGATCTCCAAGATGCACCAGCCGCCCAAGCTGGTCGGTGGCAAAAATATCGGTGGTGACGGTTCCAAGATCGCCATCGTCTTCAATGGCTCGCCCCTGTTCACAGGTGACGCCGGATCGGGAGAGTCCAACATTCGTCGCTGGATCATTGAGCGCGACATGCTCGATGCCATCGTCGCCCTGCCTGACCAGATGTTCTACAACACAGGAATCTACACCTACGTCTGGATCGTCACCAACAAGAAGGCCGCTCATCGCCAAGGCCAGGTGCAGTTGATCGACGGAACCCGCCATCTTAAGAAGATGGACAAGAGCCTGGGCAATAAGCGCAACGAGCTCTCGGACGACCACATCAGGGAACTCGTGCGACTGTACGCCGAGCACGACCACGATGCGGAAAGTGAAGTGCTGGTGGACGGCAAGCCGGAACGCCGGATTTGCAGCAAGATTTTCGAGAACCGCGAATTTGGCTTCTTGAAGATCACCGTTGAGCGCCCGCTGCGGCTGAATTTCCAAGCCAGCGCAGAGCGCATTGCCAAGCTGGATGAGCAAAGCGCCTTTGTCAATTTGGCAAGCAGCAAGAAGCGTAAGGACGATGCAGCCTATCGCGCGGAAGTCGCGGCAGGCCAAGAAACACAGGCAGCCATCAAGGCTGTCCTGCAAGGCATGGACTGTGAAACGCTGTACCGCAATCGTCCTGCTTTCGAGACAGTGCTCGAAGCCGCTCTGAAGAAGGCTGGCATCAAAGCGGGTGCGCCGGTGAAGAAAGCAATCTTGGCGGCGCTGTCGGAACGCGACCCCAAGGCAGACATCTGTCTGGATGCAAAGGGCAACCCGGAACCGGATGCCGATCTACGCGATACCGAAATTGTGGCCCTGCCGGATGACATTGCACTGCCGCTGCCACTGGGCTACGACAACGAAACCGGCCACGATCAGCTGTTGGCGCTTGTGAAAGACCACTGCGAAGATTACCTCAAGGCTGAAGTCCTACCGCATGTGCCGGATGCCTGGATAGACCACAGCAAGACCAAGGTGGGCTATGAAATCCCCCTGACCCGGCACTTTTACGTCTATCAGCCACCGCGCCCGCTGGATGTAATTGCAGGCGAAATCAGCCAACTCGAAAAAGACATCATGGCCATGCTGAGTGAGGTGGTGTGATGGGACACACGCAATACAAGGAGCTGGACAGCTCGGGGGTCTCCTGGTTGCAGAAAAAGCCCAGCCACTGGCGAATCAAGAAGCTGAAATTCTCAACTGATCTCATCAACAACAAAGTAAGCGTCGAAGATTCGCCATTGCCTTATCTCGGCCTGGAACACATCGAATCATGGACCGGAAGAAAGATCGAGGGTGAAATTAGCAATAGCGAAGGCCTGGCATCGTCGTTCGTAGTGGGTGATGTCCTCTTCGGGAAGTTGCGCCCATATCTCGCCAAAGTTCACTTGGCTCAGCAGGATGGACTGATTTCGAGCGAAGCATTGGTGGTAAGAAGTAAGGATGAGCTGGATGCCGAGTTTTTGAAGTACTACATGCTGTCTCGTGACTTTATCAATATTGTGGATTCTTCAACCTATGGCAGCAAGATGCCGCGAGCAAGTTGGGATTTCATTAGAAACCTTCCGGTCCTGTTGCCAGATGTAGAAGAACAAAAGGTCATTGCCCGTTTCCTCGATTTCAAAACCGCACAAATTGATGCCCTGATCGCAAAGAAAAAATCACTGCTCGACAAACTGGCCGAAAAGCGCACGGCGCTTATCAGCCATGCCGTCACCAAGGGGCTTGATCCGTCCGTGGCGATGAAGGATTCAGGGGTGCCTTGGCTTGGGAACATTCCAGCGCATTGGGATGCAAAGCGCCTTAAATTTGTCATTTCAACCTTCGGAGGTGGAACGCCAAACACAGGCAAGCCAGAGTATTGGAATGGGGAAATTCCTTGGGTGTCGCCTAAGGATATGAAATCTGACTTCATTGAAGCGACTGAGGACTACTTGACTGAAATAGGCGTGGCGGAAAGCGCAACGAAGATCGTGCCGGTTGATTCGGTTTTGATTGTTGTCAGGTCAGGAATTCTGCGTCACACAATTCCTGTGGCCCGCAATACGGTTGAAGTCTCCCTGAATCAGGACATGAAGGCGCTTGTTGCCGACGAGCGATTGCGTCCAGGCTTTTTACATTGGTTTATCAGTGGACTTCAGGAAGGGCTTCTGCCGATTTGGAGCAAGCAGGGTTGCACTGTTGAGAGCATTGAAATGGATTACATGAGCAATACGGTAATCCCGCTGCCGCCTGTTGAAGAGCAGGATGCGATCTTGGAGAAGATACAAGAAATCACCGCAAGATTAGATGCTCAGGCAGAAAAGGTCATCGCGGTGATTTCCTCTCTCATTGAGTATCGAAGCTCCTTAATAACGCACGCCGTGACAGGCAAAATCGACGTGCGCGGTTTTGCGACTCCGCATTCCGCCGAAGGGATTGCCTTATGAATGGAGGCAGAGCCCAATGGCGTTGAATGCACAAGGCTATTTCAACTGCCTGAAGTCCTATCTGAACATCAACCACTACGGCGAGCCGCAGGCGAGTGGCAGTGAGGTGGTGCTGAAGGAAAAGGTGTTCGGCCAAAGTGGTACCAGGCCCATTGAGTACAAGGTGAGCTTGCAGACCACCGGCGAAACCTTGGTGATCAAGCTGGACGCCAAGAAGAATGGCTCATCGTTGCCGCTGTTTCACTTTCTGGACGATACCGCCAAGCCCTGGTCGAAGCGCTGTGACTTCGTGGTGTTCAACCTGCGTAGGAACAAGCTGCATGTGTACTGCCTTGAGTTCAAGTCAGAGAGCATTCCGCACGACGTACCAGATCAGTTGAAAGCCAGTGTGGATTGGCTCAAGGCGCTGCACGCCACCATCAATGCCTACACCACTAAACGCAGCGCCATCCACGCGACCAAGTATGTGCTGAGCAACCATCCCGACCCGACGCCATATCTGGATGCGGATGGAAAGTACCTGCAGCGCGATCACACGATACGCCACTATCGTTATGCCGACCTCAACGGCATGGCGCTGGCGAATTTGGACAACAGCAATATTGAGGTGATTCGCTAATAGGCGGAATCCGACGCATTTCAAGGGTGAGAAAGATGCACAAAGAAATCGATTTTGAAAACGACATCGAGCACGCACTGATCAGCAGCGGCGGCTACGAAAAAGGTGATCCCAACACCTACGACCCGGAAGCGGCACTGTTTCCGGCGGATGTCGTTGCCTTTGTGCAGAAGACGCAGCCCAAGATCTGGACACGCCTGACGCAGCTGGACGCGGCCAAAGCGCCCGCGATGCTGCTGGACAGCCTGGTGAAAGAGCTTGCTGCCAAAGGCGCCCTAGCGATCTTGCGCGAAGGATTTAAGTGCGTTGGCAAGACGGTGCGGCTGGCCTACTTTGCGCCCAACACCGGGCTAGACCCCGCAAGTACCGAGCGATACGACGACAACCGTTTGACCATCGTGCGGCAGGTTAACACCAAGAGCGGGGCTATCCCTGACGTGGTGTTGGCGGTGAATGGCTTGCCCGTGGCCACGCTGGAGCTGAAGAACCCGATGTCGGCCACGCGCTGGAACGTGGAGAACGCGAAGCACCAATATCGCTTTGAGCGAGACCCCAAGGAATTGTTGTTCGCTTTCAAGCAGCGTTGCCTGGTGCATTTTGCCGTGGATACCGAGCTGGTGTTCATGACCACCAAGCTGGAGGGCAAAGACACGTTCTTCCTACCCTTCAATCTGGGGCATGACCACGGCGCGGGCAACCCGCCAGCAGCGGGCGATGTGCGCACCACCTACCTGTGGCACAAGGTGTTGACCCGTGACAGCCTGATGGACATCTTGGCCCGCTTCATCCATTTGGATGTCGAGGAAAAGACGGTCGTCACTGAAAAGGGTATCAAGCGTCACCGCAAGGAATCTATGATCTTCCCGCGCTATCACCAGCTGGATGCGGTTCGGGCACTAACCGACCACGCGCAGGCGCATGGTTCGGGGCACAACTACTTGATTCAACATTCCGCTGGCTCAGGCAAATCGAACTCAATTGCGTGGCTGGCGCACCGCCTCTCAAGCCTGCACGATGCCAACAACGAGAAGATCTTTCATTCGGTGGTCGTGATCACCGACCGGCGCGTGCTTGATCAACAGTTGCAGGACACCATATTCCAGTTTGAGCATAAGCTGGGCGTCGTGCAGAAGATCGACGAAAACACACAGCAATTGGCAAAGGCGCTGGCCGATGGCGTGCCGATCATCATATCCACCATCCAGAAGTTTCCCTTCATCACCCAAGCCATCCGCACGATGGAGGCCAACGGCAAAGGGGTGGCCATCTCGACAGCGGGCAAGCGCTTCGCGGTGATCGTGGACGAGGCGCACAGCTCGCAAAGTGGTGAAACCGCAATGGAGCTACGCAAGATCCTAAACAAGGATGGTATTGAATCCGCGATTGCCGAGCAGTTGTTGGACATGGATGACGATGCCTTGAGCGAAGAGGCAAAGAAGGAGCTGCTGCGTGAACAACTCAAGCGAGCCAAACAACCCAACTTGAGTTTCTTTGCCTTCACCGCAACGCCCAAGTTCAAGACACTGGCTGTTTTCAATGAACCCGGCCCCAACGGCAAAGCGCCTTTCCACCACTACAGCATGCGGCAGGCCATCGAGGAAGGCTTCATTCACGACGTGCTGGCCCACTACACCTGCTACAAGCGCTACTACAAGCTGATCCAGAAGGTGGAGGCAGATCCAGAGGTGCCGCGCCGAAAGGCCGCCCGCGCGTTGGCGCGGTTCGTCGAGTTTCACGACTACGAGATCGCGCAGAAGGTCGAAGTGATCGTGGAGCACTTCCGCACCCATACCCGCCACAAGATTGGCGGCCGGGCCAAAGCGATGGTGGTTACTGGCTCGCGTGAGCACGCTGTGCGCTACAAGCTGGGGTTTGATAAGTACATCAAGGACAAGAGCTACACCGATGTGAAATCGCTGGTGGCGTTCTCCGGAGAAATCACCCTCAAGGAGTTCGCCGATAAAAAATTCACCGAAGTCAGCATGAACAACGGCATCAAGGAATCCGAGCTGCCGGAGAAGTTCAACACCGAGGAATACCAAGTCTTGCTGGTGGCCGAGAAGTACCAGACGGGTTTTGACCAACCGCTGTTGCACAGCATGTATGTCGACAAACGCTTGTCTGGCATCCAGGCGGTACAGACACTCTCGCGCCTGAATCGAACGACGCGGGGCAAGACCGACACCTTCGTGCTCGATTTTGTAAACGAGCCTGCGGACATTTACACCGCCTTCAAGCCGTATTACGAAGCGACAGACAAGGGCGACGATACCGACCCACAACAGCTCAACACGCTGGCACACACGCTAGCCAACTGGAAAATCTATACCGAAGCCGAGGTCAGTGCTTGGTGCGAGATCTGGTTCCGCAACCGGCTGAACCCCACGGGCGGCGAGCACAAGAAATTGAATGGTCTGCTCGATCTGGCGATTGAGCGATTCAAGAAACTTGGGGAAGAAGACCAGAACCTGTTCAAAGGGCAACTGGTCAGCTTCCGCAATCTGTACAGCTTTGTTTCACAGATCGTGCCTTACCAGGATTCCGATCACGAGAAGTTGTACACCTACGCCCGTTTCCTGCTGACCAAGCTGCCACGCACGACGGACAACCGGACAGTGCAGGTCGACGATGAAGTCGAGCTCAAGTACTACCGCCTGCAAAAAATCAGCGAGGGGGCGATTGATCTGAAGGCGGGCGAAGCGGATGCGCTTGAGGGCCCGACCGACGTAGGCACAGGTCAAGCAGACGAGGATGTACAGCTTTCGACCTTGGTTGGCAAGCTCAATGATCGCTTCGGAACAGAGTTCACTCCTGCAGACCAGCTCTTCTTCGATCAAGTCCGTGAAACCGCCGTAGCCAATGAACAGTTGCGACAGGCCGTCTTGGCCAACAGCATCGAAAACTTCGAACCCGTATTTAACAAGCAGCTCGAGAACCTGTTCATCGAGCGCATGGACGGCAACGAAGAAATCTTCGTGCGCCTAATGAACGATGAGGCGTTTAGGAATGTTGCGGCGAGCCACCTGATGCGTGCTGTGTACCAACAAATCCGAACATCCGGCAAGAACGGCGGGTGACGAGATTGGTCACGATGAAATTACTCGCAATTGATGGTGGTGGAATTCGCGGAATCTATGCTAGCCATGTCCTGGAGCGCATTCAGCAGGAATTCAATATTGCATTTCACAGTGAATTCGATCTGATTGCTGGCACGAGCACTGGTTCTATCATCGCCGCCGCGATTGCATTTGGCATTCCGATTTCAAAGGTTACAGAGCTTTATCGTGAAAAAGGGCCGAGTATCTTCAGACCGAAGAGGTGGACATTCGGCGGCACCGTTGCCCCTCGCTATTCGAGCGAGCCGCTGCGTGCGGCTTTGTTTTCTGTTTTTGAAGATGCAACGCTCGCTGATGCACAAACAAGGCTTGTTATCCCTGCGACAGACATCGGCAATGGTGGCGTGCATGTTTTCAAGTCGGCATACGACGAGAAGTTTGTTCGCGACCGCAACGTGAAGGTCGTTGACGCTGTATTGGCTTCTTGCAGTGCGCCATCCTACTTCGCTCCATCGAGAGTGGGCCCGTATCAGTTGAGCGACGGCGGGCTATGGGCGAACAACCCTTCGTTGGTTGCAGTCACCGAAGCACTTACCCGCCTCGGGGCGGAGCGCTCCGCGATTCGGTTGTTATCTGTAGGAACGGGTATTGGCAAGAACTACTACCCGATCTCTAATGCGGATAAAAAATGGGGATTCCTGACTGGCTGGGGGATCTCCAAGTTCATTTCCATGCTCTTGAATCTCCAAGCGGCAACGGCCAGCAATGTCACACAGCTCATTTTGGACAAGCATCAGTCCGTGAGGGTGAATTTCGAATCAGATCTGCCTTTATCACTTGATGATGTTGGCACCCTCGATGATTTGATAAGCCGAGCAGACAAGGACTTCACACATAACTCAGCGGCCATTCGGCAGTTACTTGGAGGGAATCAATGAAGCTGACCGAACATTTCAATACGTTCTTGGTTGACGTTATCAATCTCAACCAGACGCGCATTGACACGCTGAAAGCGCGCGTGGATGCCATCGTTACCGCTGTCGAAAGCTTTGATGTTTTTTCTGACATTCTGATCGATACGACACCACAAGGGTCGTGGGCGCATCGCACCATCATCAAGCCGGCCGGAATCGCAGGATCGTTTGACGCGGATGTGGTTGCTTTTGTAGATCCTCACGAAGAATGGACTCCGGCAGATTACATCGACCATCTGTATGACCAGTTCAAGGCGCACGGCACTTATTCTGACAAGGTGTCGCGCAAGACGCGTTGCGTAACGATTCAGTATGCGGGGGAGTTCTCAATTGATGTAGTGCCGTGTATCCGCAGAGCCAGCATTTGGGAAACCACGGAATGGATTCTGAATCGTAAGGATGACGTCGAAGAGCAGGCAAATCCTGATGGATATACAGAGTGGTTCTCACAGAGAAACGGGTATGTTGGCAACAACCAGTTGATCAAGGTTGTTCGGATACTGAAGTACCTGCGCGATTTCAAACTGACATTTTCAGCCAAATCAATTCTGCTGACGACGTTGATTGGTGAACGCATCTCTTGGCTTGACGAGCTGGGGAATGAATTCTCAGATACGCCAACTGCGCTCCGGACAGTTATCAAGAGACTGGACGCATACCTGCAACAGAACCCTGATATGCCAGAGATCGTAAACCCCAAGCTGCCGTCAGAGTCGTTCACAAGGCACTGGGATCAAGACAAGTACACCAACTTCCGAGCCTGTATCAACCGCTACGCCGAATGGGTTGAAGATGCTTACGTTGAGACAGATCGTGAAGAGAGCATCGTTAAATGGCGAAGGATTTTTGGTGATGATTTTGCAAAGTCAGTTGTTCTCACCAAGGCTGCCAATCTGGTCGAAACGCAGATTGATGATGTATCTCATGTTACCCGGCCGCCATGGCCAGTCTTGCCAGCTGGACGAATTGAAATCACTGCGACACTACATTCTTCCAAGGAAGGAAATTTCCTAGGAACCTACCGCTCTGATGGACCTGCTTTGTCGCCGGACACTTGGCTTCACTTCAGTGCAAAGCACTCTTTCACAAATGGCATAGCGATTAAATGGCAAATCGTTAATACGGGCTGGGCGGCAAGGGCTGCGAGGTGCCTCAGGGGTGGATTCGATCATTCTGGTTCAGAGATATGGGAGCACACACTTTACAGGGGAAAACACTGGGTCGAGTGTTTCGCTGTCGATTTGAAACGAGGCGTATGCCTTGCTCGAAGTGACCGCTTCTACGTCAACATTTCATAGTCGGAGAATACGATATGGCATTGAATCTGGCGAAGGCCGTACTGGATTGTTTGAAGGTTCGCCCCGAGGAAAAGCTGACCGCAAGACAGATCGCCGAGTGGATTTTTAGCACGTACCCTTCAGAGTGCCAGGAGAAGAAGTCCAACAGTCAGGGGGGCTATATAAAGACCGATAGCGACTTAGTACAGCAACTAGTTGCGGAAATTGGCTCCCGGCGTCCCAGTTTGCAGAAGCGACATCCTGAACTTAAGACGACCGAAGGTAGACCTCGCAAGTATTACTACACCGAAAAATCGGACATTGCCGAAGTTGCTGCGGCTGAGGACACGTCCGCTACTGCTGTGTTGGGCGCTGACAGCAAGACAATGAGTGAACACTCCTTGTATCCGCTGCTCTCGCTGTATCTGTGGGAAGAGTTTGGCGTCTATTCGAAGCGCATCGACGAAAAGCGCTCATCGAACAAGCGTGGGCCGAATGGCAACCGCTGGCTGTATCCGGACATTGTTGGGATGGAAGACTTGGGCGCGGAGTGGCACCAGGAGGTGCGGGACTGCGTGAATCAGTATTCCGACAAGCGCACCAAGCTGTGGTCGTTCGAGGCAAAGTTACTGATCAACCGCTCGAACGTTCGGGAGTGTTTTTTCCAGGCGGTTTCCAATTCTTCGTGGGCAAATTACGGTTATTTGGTCGCTGCAGAAATCGAAGGCCAGGACACTCTCAAGGAATTGCGTATGTTGTTCGCTGCTCATGGCATAGGCCTAATTAAGCTTGATGCGGACAACCCAGCAGAAAGCCAGGTGTTGATTCCGGCTCGAGAGCGAGACGAGATCGATTGGGACATGGCCAATCGGCTGGCAACAGAGAACCGGGATTTTATGGAGTACGTGAAACTCGTGAAACAGTTCTACCAGACTGGAGAGGCACGTCTGGCTGACTGGGATGTGCCTGAATTGAAGGAATGATTGGTCATTCCAGATGGCCGATCACGTCGAGGCGGTCGTCACCACGCTCAAACGCGCCGAGCCAGCCGTCGCTGGAGTTGGTGCGGCTCATGAGAAGATTGAACCCCTCGCACCCACGAGCTTTCGCGGTAGCAAAGTCAGCGGTCTCAAACTTTGCCTCTCGGACTAAAGTCGCAGCCATCGACTTCATTGCATATTCAAACAGATCGATCAAGTTTTCTTGAAGATTGGCGTCTATATTTTGTGAAATGATGTCATCAATGATTGCTTTTTTTATGCTGTTTCGCATGGGTGATACTCTCTCTTTCTCGAGGGAATGACATGAACGCTCGGTTTTGCCAAAAAACCAAGTGATTTCTCCAATATCTGTATCAAGCGTTGCAAATTACCGACTGAATTAATTTCTAAGATCCATCGAGTGCATGGTTTGAGCCCACTTCTGAAACTCTAAAAGCATCAATGTGGTCTGAGCGGCATCGTCGGCTAGCCGCTCACAGCTCATCCCCCTCTCATCTCCGGAGGCAGCAAGTAAAGGGTCGGCGGAGGATTGAGCAATTGCTTCGGTATTTGTGGGAACGTCGGACAGCGCACTTCCACTGGGTGCGGTGTTGTTGCACACCCCATCAAAAATAGTGTCAGGCAGGCGAGAAGCCAATAGTTTGGATTTTTTAAGAAAGTCATTTGAAATTTCCTGATTGATTTGGGCTTGTCCAAGCTTTACGTCTTCAATGTGCTGCTCCTGCTTGGCAACCACTTGCTCTACCCTGCTCTTTTCAGCATTCCAGGCAGATTGAACTCGTACTTCACCTAACTGAACGCCAATGATCATTGCCATCGCCAGCAATAGGCAGTCCATCAAGATTGACCAATTGGCCAACAGAAATCGACTCAGCCAACTCATTGCATACCTCCGTCAAGTGAAGTCAATTTGTGAGCAGTAATTACGGAGATGACTTTGTTCGCATAGCCAGGATCAGTGGCGTAACCAGCTTTGGCTAAAGCTTTGACAAAAGCCTCTGCAGTCAAGCAACTGAAGCAAGGCAGGTACCGTGAGTTTTGCTTCAAAAAGGTAGCGTGGTCGTCAATACTGTCTTTCCAACTAGGGTACTTTCGCCACTTAGCCGAGACAACAACCCATTCCCCCTTAATGAATTCCTTGGTATCAAGAGTCAATATCTCCCCTCGCCAGAGATTGTCTGCCTTGATACCAAATAAGTTATTTCCAGCCTTTGCCAGGCCTGACTCTCCCCAGCCTGACTCCAATGCAGCCTGCGCAATCGTGATGCTTGCGAATACGCCTGTACGTTTAGCTTCGGCTTGGGCCAAGGGCGAAACTTGAGTAATAAATGCCTGAGGATTCATAGCAACCCCTTCACATCTTTTGCAACTTCATCAATGGACTCATCGCGACGAGCCGAGATGAAATTGAAGAGCCAGCGCACGACTGCCCAACCGGGCAGACCGCAGGCAAAGATCACCCCGCCCATGGCGTACAGACCAATCGTTGAAAACGCCCAGTGATGAAGCTGGAAATATTCGATGGTGATAGCACCACCACAAATACTGGACACGACGGTGCTGATCAGACCAACTGTCCATTCACGGACATTGCGCGGTGGCGTCATGAGCATGACGACCACGGCGGCAAGGGTTGCACCCCCAGCGGCAGCACCCGCTGTTCCACCGATCGCCTTGTAGGCTGCGGCGGCACCTGCCACGCTTGAAGTTGTAGGTTCTGGCATTGATTTCTCCCCAAAAAACCGCCAGGGCAAACCTTGGCGGCTGTAGTGAATAAAGGTTTCGAATTAGGCAGAGACGACTGGAATTGGAAATGGCTTAACCGATTGGCTTTGCATCGCAGCGGGTTCTTGTTCAAACCCAAAGATGTCCTTGCGATCAAGTCGTAATTCACCATCGATGTGAACAGGGATCAGTCCCGTTAGAAACTCAATGCCAGCTGCGAAGATGGGCAGCGCATCAGAATAGGCGTTATCACACGACGCATCCCAAAGCGGGCCTTCCAGAAACATGCAGGCCCCTTTGCAGATCTGCACGACAGGGCACTTCGGACACTCTGTTCTTTTGGACCAGTGGGTTGATGTCGTGAGCCCTACATCGCCCAACTGGGATGTATTACCAATGCAATGGCTCTGACCATTAGGTGCCGAGGCAGATGCGCTGACGTTTTGGCAGGTCAACACATTGCCTGTGAGATCCACGGCGATGGAATCAGATTGATCCATACCGCACTTTTGGCTCAGACTAGACGCTGGGCGTTTGGTTCGCAATGAGTTCACAAAAGACATCATGCGGTCGCGGACACTCGAAATACGATCTGCCCGACCATGCCGAATGTCCTGAAACGCCTGACGGCGATAAGCGTGAAACTCCTCAGGCTTCAGTGACAAAGCAAGGCCACCAGCGTCATAGGCATCTACGAATCCGCCCTCTCCTATCATCACCTTTGGGTCTCCTGTGATTTCAGTGAAGAAGGCCTGAATGGCTGCTCGAGACTGGTTGGATCGATTGACCATGGCGTTGAAGCTGAAACGCCCCTGAGGGGCGAGTCGCTGGTACAGATCAAGAATTGCTTGTCGGGCTTCAGGGTCTTGCAATGGATCAGGCCCGCGAACGTGTTGTCCAGGTCCATCGTGTGAAACGCTGACCGTAAAGCCCAGTTCATCCAACCACTGATTCAGCTCCAAGTTGAGCAAAGAACCATTGGTGATCACTGAGAACCTGGCCAATGGGTACTTCGCCCTCAAGGCCTCAGCCAAGGGTTTCAGGGTCTTGATGTAGACCAATGGCTCACCACCCCAAAACTCAATGGCCTCAGTCGGGGTCAATACCCAGCTATCCAGAGTGTTCAGAAAACCTTTCACGTCCTCAGGATTGGTTTCAGAGGCCCGGGCCACGAAGCGCTGAGAGCAATATTCACAAGCGTAGTTGCAGGACAGGCCAAGAGAGATTTTGAGGATGCGAGGGGATGTTTTCCCAAGCGGAGTGTCTTTCGAGACCACGGGTGCGATGCCACCGTCACTTTGCACTACGGTATCCACAGTACGAATCACGGAATTGCCCTGAATGTCAGTCAGGGTCGATTCCATGTTGTCGTAAATCAGCGGCATGACAGAGTTTTTTCTTGGGTCTGCTGCGGCAATCAGAAATTTAGCCATCGTGTCTTGCTACCTTGATGTTGAGTAATACCTGCATGAAGGGGATGTCTCCCATGTACGGCTTTTGGAAATGGACGGCCCTGGCATCGAAGGCCACCAGCAATCCCCTGTGGGGTTTGATCCAGAACTTGGCATGGGTTTCCCATGGCATCAAGCATTTGCCAAACCCTGAGGAACGCCAGTCTGGATTGCAGATCGCGAATGCGTTGGGACCGTACTGGTTGACCTGCTTTTGCAGATCTCTGAGAGGATCCAGCTCAGCGCCGTTTGGGAAATACACAGCCTGCAGATGACATTCGTCTTCGTCAGAGTGCGGCATGATTTCCACACCAGCCGTTCGAACCACTTCGCGTCCTTGCAGATTCGTGATGCGCCCTTGCGGTCCGATGAATTCATGTTGAATCAACGTGAGCACGTTGGAGGCTAGTTGATTGGCGCTTGGGATCGTTCCATCGAAGATGTTGTGGGACTGACGATTCCAGATCTCACCGCCCTCAGTTTTCATGGAAGCATGGACAGCCAGTAAATCGTCGTAGAGCTTCTGGTCAAACGCTGGATCAGAGTCCAGTGACCAAAGCCCCACCGTGGTGGGGAACAGCTCTAACCTCATAGAACACTCACCACCAGGTCATCCGTGCCCGAGAAGAACTTAAAACCCACCTTAATCTTGGACGTGTTGCCAGAGACCATGCCATCTGGACGGAAAGTGGTGGAACCAGCACCCTTCACAGTAGTGATGCGTCGGCCCACAAGATAGCCCGCAGTTGAGTCGAGGTAGATCTCAGCATCGCGGTCAGTGATGGGAGTTCCATCAGCAGTTTCAAGCTGAAAATTCACAGCCACTTCACCATTCGCGGCGATCTCAACCACCTTACTTCCCACAAAGCGAACCACAGGCAAAGTTTCATCGCGCACCAAAGCCAAGGTGATTGATGGGATCACTTCAATGTTCTTTGATGCTATAACCAGCTCAGGACTGAAAACATTGAACCCTAGTGACCAATCCTCAAGGGGAGAGCTTTTGAATGGAACCAAGATCTGACCAATGGGGTGCGATTGCAGAACAGAGGCGTGATAAGCCTGAGCATCCATCTTGGAGGCAAGGGTTGCAACATAAAGATTGGGCGTCTGCGTGAAGAACCCATCCGGCGTTGTGTACCGCGCCATCACACCCACAGGGGCGTAGAGCATGAAGCTCGCATGATCGCCAAATTCTGGATGCTGTGTGAGCGTTTGAAGATCCAAAGTTCGCTGATACACAGGCTCACCCATGACCCCAAAGTCACCTCGCCATTCAGTGATCAATCCCTGATCAAAGTATTTCCCACCACTGGGGTGATCCTTGGTTGAGTCGCCAACAAACTCTCGTTGCATGATGGCTCTGACAGCAAATGCCAGAGTTGTATCGGCCAAGGTGACATCCAGCGCAAAGGGTGGGTTCTTATTGCCTAGGTAAAGTTTCATATTCACTCCTTAGCAGCAGTTGCAATCGCAATTGCAGTTGTACCGAGTGCCATAAGCACCCAAACGAAGCGTTCCACCTTGGTCAAACAGCGTGACCAGGTTGTAGTAGGCGTAAGGAGCTTGATCGCCGCAGTTGTAGCAGTTATCCGTGATCTGACAGTTGGGCGCACCCTGCCAACCCGAAGTAGGGTTGTTGTTGACGCGAACGCAGTTGCTCACCACGTTGAAGAAGTAATCCTGGAGCCACCCGTAGTTACATGTCCACAACGACCCTGAGTTGTTCATGTACATGTCCCAGCTGCCATCGGATCGGAGAAACCCCATGAGACCACCGTTGTGGTGCAGGTAACGGGTTCCCCAGTCCTGATCAACCATGTCGATGTAGTTCGCCGTGCTGGCAATCTGCAACCTTGGAACGGTCAACGTGCCCGACATGGTGTCGCCCGTCTTGGCGACGCGACTGGACAAGTCAATCGGAATGGATGAGTTGCCATTGGCATCAGGCCCTACCCCGTTCACCGAGCGAACAAATGCAGTGGAATCAATGCCATCTAACTTGTCAGCGTCTGCCGCCTTCGCTGTTATCCCCAAATACGCGCTGTTGTGGTTGTGACCAATCGCTGCATACGCTGAGTCGTGGTTGTGGCCCGACAGCGCAAAGCCAGAAGAAGCGATGCCACCCAGCAAATCAGAGTTTGGAGCCTTGCTGACCGTGCCAGACAAATCAATGACCATCTTCCACGTGGCAGGACTCACAACGGTCAGGACATAGAGCTTTTGCTCGTCTGTCTTGAAACAAGGCATACCCAACTGAAGGTTGACCGTTGGGAACGATGTGCCGCTGTTGAGCGACATAGCAGTCTTGTCGTTGTTCAGGATCTGAGACAACGAATCCGACAGCGTGGTCGAAGATTGAATTTCGGTGTAGTTCTGCACTTATTACCCTTTTAATATCCTTGTGCAACCCAAGAAATCAGCCCCGTCATCCGGGTGCCTGATGTGTTTTCAAGAACTGCTGTGAATCCCGTGGTGCTGACAGAGCCAAGAATCCGTGGCACTGCAACTGAAGTGCCGCCTTTAAAAGTCATCGTGACTTCAGGAGACACCCTGAACAACCGGGCGAAAGACACACTCACGCCATTAGCGGCATTGCTGATGGAGGCGGTTCCTCGGTCGAAGATGTCTGGCACATCCACCGTGACCCTGAGCCCATCGATGTAGCCGCGATCGGCATTGCTTGAAGTCAGGATGGCTCTGAACAGCGCCCTTTGGTAGGTGTAGTCACCTTGGATGAAATCCCTGAAGCTGGTGTACCCGGGTGGGTGGCCAGCCTCAAAGATGTCCAGGAAATCCTGATCGGTGATCTCCGTGGTTGCGAACAAGATGTCACTCACAACCCCGTTGGCATGACGCCTGTACTGTTCGGCCAGAGCAAAAGCTTCACTGAGCTTTAAGGTTTGTGCACGCTTTAGGCCTTCAGCAAAACTGAACCCCTCAGCCAATGCCAGTTTGTAGGCAATCGTTCGCCCAAAGGCTTCAGCAAAACTCATCGCCTCGCTGATGCTTTTGATCTGGCGTTTGGAGATTGCATCGTTTGTTGCAAACGATTCGGCAAACGGCTTGGTGTTGACCTTGGCCGCAACTTCGCCAAACGACAAACTCTCCGCCACACGCAAGATGTAAGCGATGAGGTCTGTGTAGGTTTCGGCGATCGAGATCGTTTCGAACTTCTTGAGAATGACGCTGCGCATCAATCCTTCAGAAATCTGAAACGACTCCATGACCGCTTTGATGTTCGCGTTGGAAATCTTCTCGCCAAAACTCATACTCTCCACGAATCGAATCGTGTAAGCGATCAGATCGGTGTAGGTCTCCAAAAACGAAAACACTTCAAACTTCTGAATAACCACCGAACGAGACGAGCCTTCAGCAAACACCATGTATTCGGTCAACGCCTTGATTCCCAGCTTCTGGCTCAGCTCAGCAAAGCTCAGATCGGTTGCAACGCTTAAGGCATAGACCGCAGGATAGGCTGTGGTCCAGTTCTTACCGGCAGCAGCACTTGACCAATTGAACTTGGAGCCTGCCCAGTTGTAGTTCGTACCAGGCGTGCTTGTGACGTTGACAACCTCAGCCATGGGCTTAGCTCATCGTGAAGGTAAACACTGCTGTCAAGCTGTCGTCTGACCCCTTGTTCACCACGGGGAAAACCACGCGGTCGAACATCGTGCCGCTAGAGGATGCATTGAACACACCCGCCTCGGTGATTGCCCCTGTAGCGTCTCCCGCAAGAAAGCTCGCTGTGAAGGTGAACACCTTGGTGCCTGCCGTGTGAGCGTAGGTGGCAGCATTGCGTTTGAGTTCGGTCACCAACGCCGTTTGCGTGGATGCGGCAGCCGTAGAACCTGTGCCCACAGCAATCCAGCCCATCACACCCGGGCGTGCCGATGAGTTTCCAATGGCGTCGGCCACAAAATCAAAGCCACCCCCGACGATGATGTTGTCCTTGTGGACCACCTCCACCTCCCCACTCGCTTTGGTGAGCAAGAGGGTGATGGCCCCTTTGATCTTCATGCCTTCTTCGATCATGGATGTTTCTCCAAATTAAAAGGCGCTGCACCTATTAGGTACAACGCCTTGGTTGGTAAAAAAATGATTTGTGTTTCTAGTAAAGCTTCAGAGATGAATATCCACTTGCAGGTGGATAAGCACCCACGGCACTTTGCATATCAGTTCCCATCTTGGCGACAAAGAGTCTCCTCTCACTCGCTGTCTGGCAGACACCGATGCACACCCGGTCGTTCGCACTGATCGCATAGGGCACAACGATGCGGTTAAAGAGCGCATCTTCCAAGAAGAAAGCTCCAGCCACGCTGTCGTATCCAACCAGCAAACTCACAGACGCACCGGTGGCAGTCCAGATCACACAAGTGGTGACTTGTGCTGGTACGTACCAAAAGCTCGCATGGAAAATTCCCGGAATGCTCACTCCCCAGGACACCTTGGTGGTGTCTTTGACCAACACCCCACTGCCATATCGGCCATTGCCATAGCTCACGCCTGTGGCTTCACCAGCACTTGGACTGCCGTAACCGCTCAGGTCACCATTCAACCTCAAGCCGTAGATTTCTCCCGCTTGCAAAGTGTCCTCGCGGGCCATCTGAAACCGTGCATCAATGCTTTTGAGAGCACCGTCATAGGTCCATTGCCTCTTGGCAGCAAGGTCGCCCCAGTTGTAGTTGGCACTTCCCCAGGTCTCTCGGTCATCCAGCGTTGCACCAATGCTGGCCAACAAGGTGTTCTGCGCTCGGTAGCTTGTGGGGAGCATCACATCAAAGAGGTACTCCGACTGGGCAACCCCACTGTCCATCCGTAGAACATTCAACCCATTGACCGACTCCACTGAAGCGAAGTGCTTGATGCCCGGAAAATTCGTAGCCTGTGAATCCACCGTCACCAGTAAATTGGCGTTTTGCGGTTGTGCAACCACCGTGGATACGAAGGTCGCATCATCCGAATAGATGCCTGGTGAAGCAATGGCTTTGATCCAGAAGTTGCGCTCACCATCAAAGCCTGATGGCAAGGTGTAACTACTGGACTTAACTTCCGCGATGAAGATTGAGGTGTCCCAAGCGGTGCCCTCACGCAGCTCATAGGCCACGACCTCAGGTTCAGGGTTTGGCAACCACCGAAACTCCAGTCGATTCGCCGACTGCACCACATCAAACTGACGCACCGCACTTGGAGCCAGGAGCACCAGCTGAAACGTGGTGACGTTGGTGCTGTACTTGCCCGAGGTGTCAAAGGCGCGGATGTAATAGTTGTACTGCCCTGACGCGCTCTGGTCATGCACGAGCTGCGTGCCCGCAGTTTGCGCAACCAAATCTGCACTGTCCCAACCACTGCCAACCCGAACCTCATAGCCCGACAGATCTGCATCGGTGTTAGCAGTCCAACTCAGAAGCAAGTCCGTCGTGCGGCGCATCACCACAAAACCCTGCACATCGTCCGGAGGCATCAACTTGCCAAGAATCGTCTGATTCAGCGTTGTTGCATTGCCTTGCTTGCCAGAGACTCCTACCGCCCTGACTGTGAAAACATAGTCGCCGGTATCGGCATTGCGGATTTCAAGGTAGTTGTTTGAGACCCTTGGAAGGTTGACGGTGTTGCCGCCATTGACGCGGTAGCTCACCTGGTATTCCAGCGCACCGAACACCTGCTCCCAAGCCACCTGGATCAAGACAAGCGCCTGATCCTTGACTCGGTACAGACTCTCATTGACCACCAGCCCCGTGGGAGCCTGAGGTGCAGTAGACAAGACCGTGATGCTTCGACTTTGCAGCGCAAGGCCTTCTTCGATCGCATCGAACTTGCTCGGGTTGTGAGCCAGTGCGGTGACCTCATGCACACCGGGCTCACTCTCCGTGACCTGTACCACCCTAAAGAGTTGAGGCTGGACCTGCGTTGAAGCCAGCACCCAGATAGCTCCACTTTGGGGTGTCTCTGTGAACGGACTCGTGACCCCTAAGGTTCTGCCGTTGTTGGAGCCAACTTGCCGCTCCTGCACAGTACCGCTGGGCGTGATGACAGAGATCGTCCAATTGCCTGCAGGCAAGTCCTGGTCGAGCGTCACACTCACGGTGGTGGCAGCGGCAACGCGACCACCCAAGCGCATACCGCCTCGCCCCGGGTCGGCCACCTTGATCACATCGCCTGGTCGAACCACGACCCCTTCGAGCCCTGTTCGGAAAGTGGCGATTTCAGATTCGGACTGCTCCGAATACAGCAACCACTTGCCAACACGGTTAGCTTGACCCCGGGAAGTACAGCCAAAGGCCACCACATCGGCTTGCACGACGCCATAGCGGGCAATGCCTGCCATGTCTTCGACGTACTCTACCTTCTGACGGTAAAAGTCATCCGGGTCACACCAAGTGACAAGTGCCACGGTGTGACGAGTTTTGGCAGAAGACCCTTGGTACGAGAAGTCTCCCCCTACCACGTTGGCTGCTGTGAACTGATACACCGGATCCTGCGGTGCATCTTGTGTCACCGTGATCGAGCCACCCGCCCAGTAAGCCAGCCCCCTAAAAATGGAGGCCATGTCTTGCACGACTTTGTAGGCTTGTTCACGAGTTTGCAAATACAGGTTGCAGGTAAAACGTGGCTCATAGCCACCGTGGCCATCCGGCACTAATTCATCACAGTATTTGGCGGCCCGGTACAAAGCCCACTTGTCCACCTGTGAGGCTGCAATGTAGGAACCCAGGCCATACCGTGAATTGGTCACCAGGTCATAGAAACACCAGGCGGGGTTGTCTGACCATGCAATCTTGAACAAGCCATCCCACACCCCGACATAGCTTCGAGTCTCAGGGTAGTAGTTCGATGGGATCTGAACTTTAAGAAGTTTGAGGTCATAGCTTCGCTTGGGGATGCTTGAGAACTGAGAAGCATCGACCCTGAGCGCCATCAAAGCACTGTTGGGGTATCTCAACTTACTCTCAATGACCTCTGTGTAGGACTCCAGAAAAGTCTTGTTTTGTACATTGACCTCGGTGGAGTCTGCCGTGATACGACGCAGCCGAATATCCCATGGGCCATTACCAGCCAAAGGGATGTAGTAGCTGCGCTGGTACTTGGTCGTGGTCTTTCCCGAGACAGTGTCATTGACCACTTGGACAAATCCCGCACCGTTGGACTGAAGGTCAATGGCAAAGTTCACCGAAGTTCCGGTGAGGTCCCCAGTGGAAGGGTTTTGGTAGGAAAGAACAGGAATGCTAACCTTGACCCGAACGGCATCCACATCCGAATCGCTGATTGTGCGAACCACCGCCTGCGAGTACTTGGCCTCGACCCCGACCGAGATTTCGTTCTCAACAGATGAAAACCCCGGCACATAGCTTTGTTGCTGTGTACCGTTACGGGTTTCAAGCGTGACGCCTGTGAAGTTGAAGCTTCCATCGGCATTGAGGATGGGCGTTTCATCCAGGTACACCGAGGCCAGGCCATTGGGCAATCCTTCGATTTCACCTTCGCACACGAGATCGACCACCCGTGCATAGGCTTTGGAACGCAAACTGTCGGGGGATTCTTGCGCCACTCGGGAGCTTGAACCTCCGCTTTTGCCGCCACCACCTGCGCCGCTGATCAACTTTGAATCAACTGTGGAATTTGAATCTGCACTCATATCGCAATCTCATCCACATCAATGCCTGCACTGATCACGGCTGACCCCACAATCAATCGACCGTAGCCCACGGGTACAGGCCGTCCTTGCGCAGTAGTGTTCACCGCACCGTTGAAGGTGTAGCTCGGCTGGTTCTGAGGTTTTTCTGATGGGTCTGAGCTACTCGGTGCGGGTGAGATCATCTGTGCCACGCCACCCAGGATCATGGATGTGCCCACCGAATAGAGCGTGGCTTGTGACAAGAATGCTCCCGCTGCTGCCCACCCCATCGGGTTCCACCACGACACAGCAATCAGCGCCGCACCGAGCAGCACTTGCCCCAGTCCATTTCCACCAGCACCTGTGATGACAGGAGAAATGACGATTTTCTGCGCGCCTGTTGGTTCATGCAGTTGCTCCAAAGCCAAAGAATCTCGGCCACTCAAGACCCGATAGCCCACCCCACGCTCACCAGATGCAATCAACTCGCGCTCGAAAGCTGGGAAGTTGGCTGACAACGCACGAATAGCCTCTGCCACCGAATGCACCTCCATCTGGTGACGGCGACCAAACACACGCCCTAACTCACCAAGAAGAATGATCGTGGTCATGTGAGCAGAATCCTGTGCCTCAAAGTGTGTGTTGTGATTTTTTGCCAATAGCCGCCATAAACATCTCGGCTTGAGAGTCGTCCCTGCAAGTGATGCAAGATGAGCCCATCACCCAAATACACGGCGGCATGGTTTGGGACGGGTGAGACGACTTGCATCAAGAAGCAATCCCCCACCTGCAGTGGTTGAACATCAAGCCGCACGAAACCCGATGATTCAAAGTTATCCACATACAAGTTCTCGCCACGCTTCCACCATTCATCGAATCGGTTGAAGTCAGGCAGGTCAATGCCCCGCTCCTGCGCGAACCAGTCCCGCACCAGCGAATAGCAGTCGAGTACCCCGTGGGACCACTCACGCCCAACCAGAGGGGCGACATAACCTTGAGGTTTCAATTCAGCCCACTGCCCGTTGGGGTACGAGACGATGTACCAGTGCAAGCCAGATGCTTCACACGCCACGCGATCAGCCTGACTCGGAGTTGGTGGCAAGGCCGGATGGGAATGCACCACCGCCACGATCTCGCCCATGGCATCTGCTCGCGCATAGTCCTTGGGATCGATCACAAACTGGTCGGTACCGACACCCAAATTGGCGCATGGCACATAGAGCTCCTTGCCCTTGCACACCACGAGTAAGCCGCAGCTCTCTCTTGGATAAGCCGCCTTTGCATGCTCAAACGCTGCTGATTGATTGACTTCATTCATCGGATCAACCCCGCAGCCGGAAACCCACCAAAGGGCAGCTCCGCATTTGTGCCAAAACGCTTTTGACATGAGCTCAGTCGCTTGCCGCAAGCATCTGCAACGCTTGATGTGACCGATTCATCATTGGCATTGAAATAGGCACTCCCTGTGTAGCCACACTCTGCACCCCGGTAACCCCATGGGCAGACGTTTTGCACGACTTGTCTTCGGGGTAAGGACACGCCTTCCAAGTCAAACGACGCAGCGAGTTCAAACTCGACCACATCGCGAGTCTCTTTGGACTTGCGATCAACAAAGAACACATCATCCGCAAACTGAGCGGTTGGATCTGCTGTTGGATTGGTACCAGATGCAAAATTCACCGCATCCAGATACTTGGCCAGCGTGCGCTTGCGCGTGACCTTGGCACCAATCAAGTCCTGATACGAGAGGATGAGCGCGGTGATCGTGCCCTTGACGTTAGCTACTCTGAGTTTGGGTCTCGGGCTTTGCCCGTTTCCTATGAACTCAAAGCCTTCAACGATGATGGGGTACGGCTCATACACATTGCCTTGCCAGACAACTTGTCGGAGCAATTCGTTGGTGCCAGCATGAAATCGCACAACCCCTTCATTGAATAGACTCATATCGAGCTCGAACAACTCAATGACCGAACTGGGTGCGAGTTTTTGAATTTCAGAGGTGATCGATATGACAGTCATGTCTTGTATTCCTCATACTCACGCTTCATCAACTCAAATCAAACACCTGTCGGAACGTGGCCTTGATGTGCTCGATGTTTGGTTCTTCAATCGTGCGACTCCACTCTTCGCACACAAACTTAGCTGCCAGCCCGCTGGGTGACGTCCAGTCGAAACATTCCACTGCCCCTCGGGCATTTAAGAAGGCGTCAATGGCAGCAGCGTCTGTGGTGGTCTTGCCGTGAAACTCAACACTCCAGACCTCAGGCTTGGTGTTGAGTCCAAACGCCATGCGTTGCTCATAGCCATCCCCAAAGGACACCTTGTGCACGCTGGGTTTGACTGAGAGCGCTGCACCCACGGATGGAATCCATGTGAAGCTCGCCATTTGCTATTCCTTAAAGGTTTGATCTGCCATCAATTCAACTTGCGAGGATCAAGCAGTCCACCTGCACGTTTTTGGTTGAGCAACTCTTGTCGCACGGCACTTGAGATCGCTTTACCAAGGTCCTTGCCCTGACTGCCCGTCACACTCGTTCCTGCTTCGGACACACTCACAGAGATATTGAACACATCGCCGGAAAATCCACCGCTTTTCATGGTCACGGGAATGGACCTGCCGTCAGGCAGTGGTACATAGGCCTCGGGGTTGCTACCCTCACCGAACACCGCGAGCTGCGGCGAGCTGGCCACACCCCCACTGGCATAGGCTCTGAGTTGCAAAGGGCCGCCTGAGGTCATGATTCCGCCATTGGCAAATCCAAAGAAACTTCCCATCGCGTTGGCCATGGGCATCGTGATTGATTTCTGAATTTGAATCTTGATCAGATCAGAAATGATTGAGGTGGCCAGTGACCGAAAATCAAGCTTTCCTGTCATCACAAAGTTGGTGAGCGCATCGGTCATGCCGTTAAACGCTTTGGTGGTCACCGCTTCGATTTGCTTGCCCACCTGCTCGGTCTCTTCTCCGAGCGTTCTAAGCGCCTTAGAAAATCCAGCCCCAGGATCTGAGAGTTCTAGGGCACGCTGACCCAACAACTTCGCCCCATCGGCTGCCTGGCGTGCTGCTTCCTCAATGCGACGAAACGATTCAGCTAGTTTGTCGTTACCGGGAGCCGCCTCGACCATTTCTCTAGCCTTGGCTGCAAGTTCAGCCAATTCAGCCGCGCTTGACTTACGCGCTTCGGAGAGGCGCTTCAAGGATTCAATCTCGCTGATCGCACCCGAGTCCTTGAGCGTTTTGATTTGCTCTTCGGCTGCTCTCAGCTGCCCTTGCGCACGGGCCACTTGCTCGGTGATGTCCTTCAAGGTTTCACCAGGCAACTTGATCTCGCGCTCAAGGTTGGATTGCTGCGCATCACGCTCGAGCTTTTGGCGCTTTAAGGTGACCTCGTTGAGCTTGTCTTGCAGCTTGATCTTGTCCTGCGCAGTTCTGGCAACGGTAGCTAATCCCTTTTGCAGGATGGATTCCTCTTGGCCGTAAAGAGATCCAAGCTTATCTGTGAAGTCCTGCTGCGCACTCAATCGTGCATCGCTGGCTTGTTTGAAACTGAGGTACCCCTGTCTCTCATAGAGATCAATGATCTTTTGACGATCTTTGAGCAGTCCCGACTCCACATCGGTCATGGCCTGCAACTGCTTGATCTCGCTCTCAATCTTGAACATCGCCGTGGCAGTCGTGGCGTTGCCAGCTGAGCTGTAGTTCAGTTTGGACTTACCGCTGTGCGCAGCTTCCTCTTCACCCTTGTTGATCTCTTCAAAGCGCTGTTTGACGGCATCTGCCAACAGCGGCATCTTCCACAAATCCACATAGTTCTTGTTGGCCTTCTCCACTATGGCGTTGCGCTTATCCAGCGCTGCCTTGAGGGTGGCTTGGTTCTCTTCGGAGAAAGGATTGAGCCCTTTGCCACCCGCCATGAAGGTGCCCATCAGCTCCATATCGGCCCAGACCGCTTCGAAGCTTCCCACCACGGCCTTGACCATGAGCATGATGCCTCTGAGTGAGTCGATCACGATGGCCAAACCATAGGCCACATCCTGCGCCCAGGACTTCAATGTCCCTTCTTCACGCAGCTTGAGCATCCCTTGGGCGACACTTTCTGTTCCAAACACCACGAGCTTGAATTGCCCAACCAGTTCTTCCAGGGCTGGAATGGCTGAGGTGACCAAGGTCTGGGCTACAAAGCTGTGCTCTGCCCGCATACGCCCCAACGCCTTACTGGCTTGTTCGGCAGATTCAATCTGCTCTGCAGTCAGTCGGATGTTCAGGTCCTGGTTATTGGCCAGATCTTTCAAGAACGGCAGCATGGATGCGCCAGATTTGCCAAACAACTCGAGCGCAATCGCAGTTTTGCCCGCACCATCTTGAAAATCGCCAAGCTTTAGGGCAATGTCATTCATCACCTCTGCAGGGTCCCGCAGATTGCCCCCTGCATCCTTGGCTTTGACACCCAAAAACGCAAGCGCTTGCGTTGCACCCTTGGTTTCATCGTCGACACCGGCTAGACCTTTGGAGAGTTTGACCAACCCCACGCCAATTTGATCCATGGCAGTGCCAGAGATAGTGGCCACAGGCGCAAACCCCGACAGTGCTTCAGCACTCGCACCCGTTTGTTCCGACAAATGCTGCAAAGCAGCCGCTGTCTCCAGCGTATGCATCACGAGCTCTTTGAGTGCCTCAACCGATTCAACCCCAACAGCGAGCGCAAAGGCTGTTTTGGCAACTTCAGCCACCTTCTCGAGGTTGGACTTCATGCTCTCGGTTTGTTGCTCCAGAAAACGGGCCGTCTTGCCCATATCTTCCTGAAACTCAGCCGTCTCCGCAGCGAGTTTGACCACCAGTGAACCGATATCAGCCATTTGTTTTTCTCACTCGGTGCGCAAACATGGCCTTGAATCGAGCCACATTCACTTTGGGGTTCACTTTGGGTGTTTCCTTTTCAAGGAACGGCATGAAGTCCTCCACCCGGAAGGGACTGGCATCTTGGGCACGGTGTGCGTTGGCAAACGTGGAGGCGATCACGCCGCTTCGGTAGTCGGCCCTGAAGTCACCAAATGGCTCAAGCTGATAAAACGCCATCCACTCAGTGAGCTCATCCGAGCCCACCCTTTGGAGCATTTCGCGCACCGTCAGGCCAAGGGACAAGGCCAGACGGAACACAAAGCGCCGCGTGGGATGGGCGATCAGGCGTTTTTTGCTGCATCCACCTGATCGGTGCCAATGCCGTTGAGTCGCTGCGCCACAGCAAACACTCGGTCAAGGGCTTTGGCACTCTTGTGCCCCAGCGCAGTGATGTCGTCATCGGTGAAGAGACGCACGCCGCCCTCATCGCACAGGGTGAGCGAGACCAGACGGGCACGCACGTTCTCAAGTCGACTGTCTTTGCCGCTATCTTTTCCAATGAGACTGGCTTCAAACGCATCTCGATCGGTTCCGGTCATGGTGCGCACCTGCACGTCGCCTCCCCACTCGGGGACTTGAACGGTTTCACGCGGCAGGTCATCGCACATCAAAATTTGGTCACGGGTCAACATGGTTGATTTCCTTCTTTAAGCTTCGGTGATATCGCCATCGATCTCAATCGTGACGGAGGCTTGCACAACAGCGTCGACGCCGCCTTGCACGCTGAAATGGGTCACATAGCCATAAAAGGTCCATGTGGCCGGATTGGTGTCTGTGAACGTCAGCTTGAACTGACGGCGCACACGGTTGGCACGATCGGCACGCAAGCCCTGATGTACCGTGTCATCGGGGTTGTAGTGCATGGTCATCGTGAGTTGGCCTTCATCGCGCAAGCCAACGCGTTTTTCCTTGGAAGTTGAGCCAAGGTTGGTGACATCGATCACAGCAGTTTGACCACCAGGCCCCTGAAACGAGACCACATTGGGGACCGTTTCAAACGCTGTGGTGTTGAATCGTGCAATCGTGATGCCCTGTGCGGTAATTGCTGTGCTGCTCATGCAAAAGCTCCATCTGTTTGTGGGATTGCCTATCGGTGATAGGTGTAGTCCACGCTCACCCGGTACAGCCGGGCCTGTTCTTCAAACGAAGTAAGCCCCATACGTACGTCGACGATGGAGCTCTTGTTAGTCAGTAACGCATCGAGCACCAACTCTTGAGTGAGATAGGCCTCTTGATAGGTTCTGGCGTAGGTATCGACTTGCATGCGAATGCGTTGCAAGCCATTCGGCCCATCAATGCCAAAGATGTGCTCTTGCACGATGGGCGTGTAAACAATGGCTGGGTACTGAGCGTCTTGCGGTGCAACAAGCGCATAGACCTCACCACCCACCAGTTCTTTGATGGCGTCGTAAAAATCCTGCATGGCTTATTTCCTAGATTGCTTACTTTCTATTCAGCGCTTTGGCTTCAGTCTCGATCTGCAGCCTCAGACGATCCTTGATCGCATCCACCGCTTCACGACGCTTGGCTTCAAGTGCAGGTCTGAGAAATGGCCGTGCTTGCATCTTGCGAGTCCCGAACTCAAGGAACCGCCAATACCAAGCGTCTTGTGACAAGTTGCCACGCTTGCCCTGGTGTCTGTATTTCTTGCCATGGCGCACCGTCACAAAGAACGTCTGGCGCGTCAGACTTGAGAGCTCAGGGATTTGTTTCATGATGATGGAACGCTTGAGCGTGCCGGGTGGCGGCTGATCGGACCCGAGGTACTGGGCCGCTATTGGGGCCCTGACTCTTGCCTCTTCACGAATCACCTTGGCTCCTGCGTAGACAGACACACGCAGCCCATTTCTTTGCACACGGACGGGAAGCTCTCGCAACGCGTTGGCCAACTCGGCCAGTCCATCGATGTGGACCTTCTCGTACTTAGCCATCGTCAAGACCTTCGGACGCCAGCAGCGTGATTTGCACTCGCTTCTCGTCTTCGTTCAACGCCGAGTGGATGTTGAAGATTCGTGAGCGGTACAAGGCCCTCATCTGGGCGACTTGTTGCGGGTCATCGAATATGGGTTGGTAGCGCACCGTGATCTGGTGTGAAATCTCTGCCGAGATGCGACTGGCAATCACGGCTTCGCGCCCCGACAGGGGTTGGATTTTTCCCCACACCGTGGTCACATCGGTCCAGCTCCTGCGAGGAGCCCCCATCAAGTCCTTGATAGTGGTTGGGCGCTGGAATTTGATGCGACGGTTGAGCGATCCAGCATTAAGTGGATTCATCTGTTCAGACTCCAGGTTTTTTAAATCATTGGGACCTTGTAGGGGTCTAACAATCCATCCACAAACTGCAGCGTTTCAATGCGCCCACGTGATAGAGCCACCACTTCTTCGCGGTAGGTGTAAAGGCTTGCGACGCGCATCTTGATCCAACTCTTGATACCTTCGGGCACGGCTGAGGCGTCTCCATAACCCACATCAAACGTGACGGATACCGCACCAATTTGCGGAAGCGGAATGGGCCAGATTTGTCCAAAAACGGGAGTGATGCGAGCAGGCTCACACGCAGCGTCTACCGTGTAGTTCGCTGCAGGCATGGTTTGCTGAACACTTGCCATATCCAGATAGTTGATCGCCACCACGCTTTGAACGGGTGACTTTGGAATCAGGATGGCATGCCCAGGCAAAGTGAATGGCTGACCTGCCGGAACCCCCATGAGGCTCGGACCAGGAAAGCTGTCCAGGATCATTCGCCAGCGTGCAGTCATGAACTGCCGGTTGGTGATGGTCTCCGCTGCCTGTCTGGCAGAGGAGATCAACATTTGAATGAGCCCATCGTCGTCATTGAAATCCACCCGCAGGTGAAGCTTGGCCTCATTAAGAGAAACCGGTTCACCTGCGGGAGGGGTGAGCAATTGCATGGGCATGCGCTTTCTCCCCTATTGATCACCCCTTGGGGTTAGACCACCTGAGCCACAGCCGACTGGTTTGCACCGTCGGCAGGCTCATAACGTGGGTTCATGCCCAGCAACTGCGCTGCGGTGTAAGCCGCTGCTGTGCCCACCGTCACAACTAGTCGCACATAGGCAAAGCCTGCGTTGACGTCCAGCTCCTCAGAGCGAAGATTGATCAGCACCTGACGGCTTGCACCGTTGGCGGCTTGTGTGAGTTGGGTGATGGCCTTGCCCGTGATGTCTTTGGCACCCGTGCCATTGCCATCAGTGGCTTGCTGCAGCTTGGCGTCCACCGTGCTGCCAGTCGCGAGCACCCCGGTTTCAATCAAAGCCAACAGGCTGTGGTACCCACTCAGTGAGATCCAGCCGGAGTTGGCCACGCCCGCAGCTTGGTTGCTCGGATCAACAGTGGCCAGGATGGCAAGCTGTTCGCTGCCTTTTGCATTGGGAAACATTCAAGTTCTCCTTTAAATTGGCGACGCTCAGCGTGCGCCCAGTTGAACAAAGGGCGACATCGTTGCGCTGCCCTTGGCAGGCGAAATGGGTGCCGCAATCTTGGATTGACCATCCATGCGGAAAGTCGTACGGAAGGCCGTGAGGTCTGCATCGAAATACAGATGCATCGATGTAGCTGTTTGCATGCCACCGGCCTTGGTGATGGTCTGGTAGTAGGACAAGTCAGCCAACAAGACATCGCCTGCACCGGAGAAGCTGTTCGCGTGCTGGGACACGAATACAGGGCGACCCAGCAAGGTGCCGTAGGGCGAAACTTGGATGCCGCCGACATTCAAGCCCATGGGCAGATAGATCGGGTAGTTGCCCAAAGTGAGCGTAAACAAGGCAGGCAAGACATCGTTGTTGACGATCCACACCGCCTTGGCAAACGACGCTGGGGGCAAGCGCGAAATCATCTTGGCCAAGTTCTGAGCCAAGAGCGTTTGCGTTGCCTGACCTGTTTCCTTGGCCACGGTGACGGTGGTTGCATTGCTCATACAGCCAACGGGAACACCAGTACCGGAGCCGAACAGGATCGACTCATTGGTTTTCCAGCGAATGGAAGTGGCGATCTTGTCGGGCAAGTAGGTCGAGAGCGCATTGGTGTCGTCCAGCAACTCATCGGTCACAGGTACAAGTGCCATGAGCTTTTTGAGACGCAGGGTCGACAAACCGAGCACGGGTTTGGTGTTCACCGCAGGGGTGGCTTCACCTTGCCAATAGGCTCGGATACCGTTGCTGCCCCAAGGCGTGGTTTCGTCCTTAGGGAAGGCCATGGTGTTACCCGTGATTTCCACGTTGTCAGTCAGCGGCAGCAGGGAATCCTCGCCCAGCGACAACTGGAAGATTTCCTGCGCGAACTGAGGTGGCACCAAAAAGCCACCATCTTGCGCAGAGCCTTCACTGCCAAAGCTCGAAGGTGCTGCTGCATTACGCGCAGAACCGATCAACAGGCGATCATCAATCGAGGAGCCAGGGTTTTGCGCCTGACGCACTGTCTTGAGAAACTCCCCAACGCTTTTAAAGCCATGCTTGGGATCAGAAGCAGCGTTGTCCACCACGGTGATGACGGAAGCGTTGGGCAAATGAGCCGTATGCATCATGTGCGCCTCTTCGGCGATCAGTGCAGCTTCACGATCAATCGCGGCAGAGGTTGCCTCAATCTTGGATTTCAGGGCTTCAAAAGCACTGACCTCTTCTTCGTTCATGTCACGCTGCTCAGCGGCAGCGATGTCGGTCAGGGCACGTGCGTCCTTGACCAGGGTTGCTTTACGAGCCTGAAGCTCACGCAATTGCTTGCTCATTGGTATTTCTCCAGAAATGAAAAGACCGCCTAGTCGGAATGACTCAAGGCGGCGACAGGGATAACGACCAACGGGTCGCAGATGAACACACCCCTCAACGGAGGGATGCAAGAACATAAGGTGTTAGGTGAGTAGGTACTGGCTTAGATCAGCGCCAGGGCATCACGCGCTTGTTTCAGACGCGAGGAACTGCGCACAGGCGTGGAGCGGGTGTTGGCCTGCATCTTGGCGAGCACATCATCAAAGCTTGCGATGCCGTCGACCATGTTCTGCGCCAAGGCAGCGTCTGCACCCAGCACACGACCTTCGCCCATGCCGGTGCGAACATCGTTGATCGACACACCACGACCAATCGCTACCGCTTCAACGAAGGCGTTGTAGTAGTCGTCCACACGGGACTGCATGAACGCCTGGGCCTGCTCATCAAGGGGCACATAAGGGTTGCCCTCGACCTTGAACTTGCCAGCTGAGATGAGCGTGGGTTTGACCCCGTCTTCTTCCAGTGCTTTGGAATAATCAAAGTGCGCTTGCCACACGCCAATGGAGCCCACCTCGCCACCCGGGGTGACATAGAACTCGCTGGCCGAGCACCCGAGCCAATACGCAGCCGATGCTGCCAGGCTGTTAGCTACAGCGATGACTGGTTTTTGAGCACGTGCTTTAACGATCTCGCTGGCCAACTCGGCCACACCATAAACGCTGCCACCAGGACTGTCGATGTCGATCAGGATTTGACGGACGGTGTCATCAGCCAGCATCTGACGCAGTACGGCAGCGAACTGTTGGGTGCTGGAGCTACCAGGCCCCGAGATGTCATCCACCATATTGCCGCGCTGCGTCACCACTCCGTACAGGGGCAGTACCGCGATGCCTGAGCCTGCGCTGGCTGCAGCCATTTGCTTACGGCTATCACGCAGCACGCGATCGGTATTGACCTGAAACAGAGTGTCTTCGCTGGGTGGCTCACCCGCAGACCAGCGGGTCAGGATGCCAGACATGGCCTGCAGACGTTCAGGCATCAAAGCCCAAGGGGTCGTCAAAAATTCAGAATGAAGTAGTTGTTTGTTCATTGATTCATTCCTAGTTGAGTAAGCGATGCCGCAAGAGCCTCAGGCTCCAGTGGCATGACTTGTTCTTGTGCCCACTGCTGCACATGCGAGGAAGTCAATCCAAATGCTTGTGCAATCAGCTCGATTTCGTTCTTTGTGATGGAACCCTTTTTTGTGATGCGTCTAGACAATCGCATTGCGTTTGACTCGACCAGCATCCGAAAGCGCAGACTCAACTCTTGATCACCTGTGGGCGAGCTCTCGTCGGCACTCTCTTGGTCGTTGGGTTCTTGCTCTTGCTCGGCCTCTTCTGCATCCTCTTCTTCCACCATGTTCAGCGGTCGAAGTGGTTGATCCAGACCTTGCAGCGGGTTGAGGTTTTCTGAGATGCGTGCCTCGTTTCGGGTGAGCCATCCGTTTTGGATGCCGCTTTGGTAATAGGCAGAACGGCTTGAAGCGTCACCTCGCATGAGATTGGCAAAGTCAAACTCGATCTCGAGCGCATCACCATCGGGGAGAAGCTCCGTTTCGATGGACGCCTCCCAACGCTCAGCCCATGGCGTCATGGTGTGCATGACGAACTCGAGGCTTTGCTGCTCGATGTTGGAAAACGTTGCTCGCTCCAAATCGGCAATCATGTGCGGTGGCACACGGAACATTCGAGCAATGTCTGTTATCTGGAACTTGCGTAGTTCCAGAAACTGAGCATCCTTGTTCGTGACACCCACCTCATGGAACTTCATGCCGTTCTCAAGCACAAGGACCTTGCCCCGGTTTGAACCCGCCTGCGCCGACTGGTAAGAGTCACGAAACACCCGCTTGGCTTCTGCATCCTTGAATGTGCCGGGAAACTCAATCCAGCCACCAGTGGGCTTGGCATCGTTGGTGAAGAACCTGGCTCCGTAGTCCTGTGCGGCCAAGGCCATGCCAAGACTCTCTCTCGCGAGCTCAATCGGGCTCATGCCCATCAAACCATCCGAGGACAGGCCCCTCAAGTGCCAGATCTGGCCTCTTGGGAAAACCGTCTCGTCTCCGCTTTGCATTCGAACGCGGTAGCGAAAGTCACCGCTGTCCATCACCTCCATGCGAACACGGTCGGGGTGGATGGGCATCAGCTCGGTGATCTCCCCTCGAGAGTTGGAGATGATCTGACAAAACGCATTGCCTCTGAGAGACAAGTGCCCTTGCAGCATCTCGCGCCACTCGAAGGGGTTCTGGAAGCGATTGGGTTTTCTGGCTAGTAGGTTGTAGAGCCAGTGATCCGTCACACGGTCTTTGCCACCATCCTTGCGTTGGCGATAGACCACCACGGGCAAGGACGCCATCGTCTCCGACAGGATGCGCACACAGGCATAAACCGCAGACAACCGCAGCGCCCCATCGGGTGACACACGCATGCCTGACGAGCTTCGCACCGAGACTGGCTCAAAAAAGAAATCGCCCCATGGGGAGCGATCGCTTGTTGAGGCTTTGAATCGATCTAGTAAGGTAAAAAATCCCATTGCTTCAGAGCACCATCAACTCGTAGTCGGAACCCAAGACCACCGATTCACCCGGTTTGATTGCGCGTGAGAGCGCCATGATCAAGGCCACGATTCCGTCTATCTTGTTTTCTGCTCGCTCCTTGCGTGGATAGATGTTGTCTTTGACGTCCATGTGCGCCACCACGTTGCTCGCCATCCAGGCAAGCACAGGGTCGCCATCGTGGGCGAGCTTTTTTTGCAAGACCAGGGCTTCCAGGGTCTTCATCGGTTCGCTGAAATTCAATACCGTGGGGCGCACCTCAATCATGGGCAAGCCTTCGGCCAGCATCCTTGTGGATAACTGCGTGGCCTGGAATGGATCGAACGCCACCGCCTCAATCGAGAACTTGGATGCAAGCTCCAGTAGATCAGCTTCAATCCAGCTGAAATCAATCACGTTGCCCGGCGTCACACTCAGGCGACCCGTGTGGGACCACCCTTGGTATTGGCTGTTTCCTGCTGCTTGCACGGTGTCTTCCGGCAAGTAATACTTGCCAAACACAACAAATGCGTCAGGTGTGTCAGGGTGTTGGAACAACATCACCAGTGCAGCGATGTCCGTCTTGCTGGCCAGGTCCAAACCAATCCAGCAAGGCTGACCAAGGAACTGATCCAGTTCCAGATCAGGATTCATGCCTGCATCCCATGCCCGCATGTCCATCCACGACTTGTCCGCACTCACCCACTCGTTGAGGTGTTTGGTTTTGAAGTTGTTCACCGCACTGGGCAACTGCATGGCCTTGGATTGCAAAGGCACCAGGATTTCCTCACGCACCGAAATCCCCCAATTGGGATTGGCCTTGATGAGCGCATCCTTGGCAGTCCAGTCATCACCTTCATCCAGCCCGTAGATGATCCCGAACTGGGAATCGTCTTCAAACACCCGGTTGAGCAGCTTGGTGACAAAGCTCCTGACCTCATAGCAAATGCCAGTGCGATTGCTGCCTGCTGTGGTGATCACCCATAGCAAGGAGTTGTCCCGCTTACCCGTCCCTGTCTCCACGACGTCATACACGGTGCGTGTCTTGTGCGCGTGCAGCTCATCAATGCAACCCATATGGATGTTCAGACCATCCAGCGTGGATCCTTCTGCAGAGAGCGCTTCGAACTTGGAGCCGGTCTGGAGCACATGCATGTTGTGTGCTCCAACGTTGACTGCAAATCTGCTGCGAAAACCCGGGCTCATGCGAGCCATGGTCTGCGCGTCCCCAAACACAATGCGTGCTTGGTCACGCGTGGTCGCCAGTGAATACACCTCTGCACCGCCTTCGCGGTCTGCAGCAAGCATGTACAGCCCCACTGCTGATGAGAGCGTTGACTTGGCGTTTCCACGTGGAACCTCAATGTAAGAACGCCTGAATCGGCGCTTACCGTCTGACTTGACCCATCCAAAGACCGTGGACAAGATGAACACTTGCCAGGGCTCCAGAACAATCATTTGCCCTGCCAGTGGTCCCTTGACATGCGGCAATCTTTCAATGAATGCACACAAATTGTCAGCAGGCTTGAATGGCCTGCCGTTTCTGTCGAGCAACTCAGGATTGAACTGGTAGACGCTGCTCTTGCGTTTGAAGCGCACAAGATCATCGAGTTGACGCTGACACGCCTTTTGCACCCACTCGCAGGTCAAGATCTGTTTGGAGACAACTGCTTCTGCGTAGTGTTTGGCGCTCAAAGCAAATTTACTCATCTCACCTCACCCAACGATGTCTGCCCAAAGATCCAGTTCTTCTGCTGGTCGCTCCATAGGCATTGAAATCCGCGAGCGCGAAGCAGGTGTGAAACCCATCTCAATCGCGGCCTTGGTCATGATTTGCGCCTGCTTGTTGGCAATCGCTAGATAGGGAGATTGCATGGGCACGCCACTGCTGGGTGCCTTGACCAGCAATCCGGTCTTGCTGATCCCGATCTGCGCTTGGCGGTACAAATCTGCAGCACATGCCCAGACTTCAAGCACCGACATATCTAGCTTTTTGATCAACGTGGGCGGTGCACTCTCAATGGCGTACCGCCAAGCGGCCTTGGCACCTTCTGACATGTACTCGGGAGGCTCGACCAGCAAGCCCTCTGGCACAGGCTCATGGAAGTTGGTGCGACAGGGTTGCAAGGTGCCCTTGATCTGCTTGACTTGCGTTGGTAGTGGCTTACGTCCTCCCATAAATCACCTGTTTTGTTTGATGTATCAGCCGTGCAAGGCGCAGCCGGAGAAGACCCCCCCATGCTCCAATTTGCACGCATAAAAATTTGACCAAGCGCACGCATCTTGCGCACCAGTCTGTAGAGATTCAGACCCCCTACCCCTCAGGACGGGGGCACTGCCTTGAAGATGCAGTCTCTGAGGCGGTCTTTGCGTTGTGACAGGGCACGCACAGTCCCTGCAAATTCGAACGCTCAAATCGCTCACCACCTTTTTTGATTGGCACGATGTGATCCACCACGGTGGCCAACTGAAGCACGCCCTTGGTGTGGCAGCGACAGCAAAGCGGGTTCGATCGCAACACCGCTGCACGAGTGTTTCGCCACCTGGCGGATTGATAAAACCCCAGCTCAGTGTCGAAGCCTCTTCGTGCGCGTGAGTAATCGCGGTGCACCTTGGTCTGGTGCTTGGCGCAGTAACCCGCAATGTTCAACACCTGTGAACAACCCGGATATCGGCAAGGAGTTGGCGCACTTCTGGGCATATCAATCGACTTTCAAGCAATAAGCGACAGCTTCAAAAAATTAACTTGGCTTCATCTTGTTTAAGAGCGTCAATGCTTCACATCACACGAAGCAAAGGAGCCAAAACATGAAGCAACCAAACCGAGAACAAGTGATCGAACAAATTGCTATAGACCACCTGTTTATCCAAACCCTTGAGCCCCGCAACAGAGACCGACTGGATTTCCATGACGTCTCGGTGTGGGCAGTCAAGAGCGCACTTGAAGCCGCCTACGCCGCAGGTGCTTTAGCAGAACAAAACAAATCAACAACATCGAAAGGTAAAAAATGAAACTCACGGACACCCAGCGCACCTTGCTTGAAGCAGCCGCTAAACACCCACAAAAAATACTGTGTGACATCCCCGCCAATCTCAAAGGCGGTGCACTCATCAAAGTGCTCACCGCTCTTGGTAATGCAGGACTGATTGCCCCACACAGCCAAACGTCCGAGGGCACGACTCAATACACGATCACCGCTGCAGGGCGTGAAGCGATTGGCGAAAAACCCGACACGCCGATCAAGCAAAGAGATGGGACCAAACAAGCCACTCTCATCGAACTGCTCAAGCGTCCCGAGGGAGCGAGCCTGGTTGAGATGATGCAAGCCACTGGGTGGCAGCAACACACCCTCAGAGGCGCAATGGCCGGAGCCTTGAAGAAAAAACTAAGCTTGAATATCGTGTCTGAGAAGACCGATGGTCAAGAACGCAAATACCGAATTGTGTGAGGTCGCCATGAAAACCATGACGATCACCATCGAACGAATCCCTCGCACACTGGCATTCGCAGGACAAGAAATCAACGTCGAAGAACTCGGCATCGAGCTACCCTTTGCACGCAAGCCATGCAGCCTCGAGGAGGTGGGGGGCTTTGGGAGCTACAAGGTCCTCGTGACGGAGACCAAGGTGATGACACCCGAGGAGTTCGACGACTTTGGTCGCACGCTTTTGAAGTCACGTGACTGGCTGGCAGGCAAAGGTGGCGGAACAGGAGACGGCTACCTGTGCGTCGAAGTCACAGCCCCAGGTCGCCCTTATCTCTACGTCAACCCAGAAGGCGGTGACTATGCGAGATACGTGGCACGGTTGGGGTAAACAAAAAGGCGGAGGGTCACCCCTACCGCCTTGTGCGTTGAGCAAGTGAAGTGATTACTTCTTCTTGTTCACTGCAGCCTTGAAGCCAGCACCTGCTTTGAAGCTGGGCACAGTTGCCGCAGCGATTTTCAAAGCTTCGCCTGTGCGAGGATTCTTGCCCGTGCGTGCTGCACGCTTTGTTGCCTTGAAGGTACCGAAGCCGATCAATTGAACATCTTCTTTCTTGGCAACAGTCTTGGTGATGATGTGCACCAATGCTTCGATTGCACGACCTGCAGCAGCTTTGCTCAGGTCAGTCTCTTTTGCCAGGGCTTCGATAAGTTCAGTTTTGTTCACTCTTTTCTCCTATTGATTTGAACGAGAGAAATTCTCACCCAAGAATCCAGGTGATTTATGACAAAGCGAGCAGGAAATCCCTGAGAAATTGTCCTTGGAGTGACAGAAACACCCGCTTAAGCGTCCTGGATGGCGAGTTCAGCCATCAAATCTCGGTTGGAGAGTACAGCTTTTTGTCCCGCATACTCTTCCCAGCGCTTGACAATCACATCCACAAACTTGGGATCGAGTTCCAGCAAGCGTGCCTGACGGTTGGTTTTTTCACAGGCAATAAGCGTGGTACCAGATCCGCCAAAGAGATCGAGCACGATGTCCCGGCTTTTGGATGAATTCTTGATTGCACGCTCCACCAATTCCACAGGTTTCATGGTCGGATGCAAATCATTCACACGCGGTTTGTTGTAGTTCCAGATGTCAGACTGGTCACGGTCACCGCACCAGAAATGATCAGAGCCTTGCTTCCATCCATACAGAATGGGTTCGTATTGCCGCTGGTAGTCCGCACGTCCAAGCGTGAACGTGTTCTTGGCCCAAATCACAAAAGTGGACCACTTACCCCCTGCATCCAGCCAGGCCTTTTGCAAGGTGTGCAATTCGGATGAACTCATGCACACGTAGCAAGCGCCCTTGGTCACCAAGAGCAGATTGACACAGGCGTCGTAGAGGAATTTGTAAAACCCATCGCCCAAGGCATCGTTCAAGATGCGTCTGTCTTTGCCGCGCAACTTGTCTTTGGCACTGTTGCCATAGTCCACGTTGTAGGGTGGATCGGTAAAAGCCATGTCAGCCAGTTCGCCACCCATGAGCTTTTCCACATCCGAGAGCATTGTGGAGTCACCACAAAGCAGGCGGTGGTTGCCAAGGATCCACAAGTCCCCAGGTCTGGAAACAGGATCTACTGGTGTCTCTGGGATTGCATCATCCTCGGTCAGACCACCGCCTTCTTCATTCATGCCAAGCAACTCATCGAGTTCCTTGTCGCTAAAGCCCATCAACTCCAGATCGAAATCGGCTGACTTGAGTTCAGCCAACTCGAGCTTCAAGAGTTCCTGATCCCAGCCTGCGTTTTCTGCCAAACGGTTGTCAGCCAGGATGTAGGCCTTCTTTTGCTCAGGCGTGAGATGGGACAGCTCGATAACTGGCACCTCATTGAGTTCAAGCTTTCTGGCAGCAAGTAATCGACCATGTCCCGCGATCAGGCCTTTGTCACCATCCACCAAAATTGGATTGGTCCAGCCGAACTCGGCAATCGATGCTGCGATTTGTGCCACTTGGGCGTCACTGTGGGTCCTGGCGTTGCGCGCGTAAGGCACGAGCGCACTCACTGGGACCATTCGGATCTCAGGTTGGTTCATAGGAGTAAGGAAATAAAATCACGGCCAAACAAAAAGTTCAACCGTGCAGATCAATGTGATTCGCGGGATCCTTGCCCGCAAAAGTTCAAACGAAACGACCAGTGCAGAAACAGGCTTTGTGCCGTTAACTGCTGGGGTGTACCGAATCGGTTCGGAGGTCGAGGGTCGACTGGAAGTTCTTCGCGGAGAAAAACCAACTGTGTACCTGCCGATGGAAAAGCTGCGTGAATACGAAGCCGCTGGCGAGATTGAAGTGATTCACACCCGTTGAGTTGAATCTGCTCAGATGATCGTGAGCAATTGCTGCTTGCGTACATGTCTCGACCGTAGACAGAAATGTAGCTTCAAAACGCCCAAATGTTGCAGCGTGATTTGAGCCCTAAAGCCGCGCATTCCCTCTCGCCTTTTAATTGCGCCTCGCACTTACTTCAAATCACGCTAGAACACCCTCTAACGAATCACTACCGGTTTTGGTGGCTCATTGAGCTTGTCAGTCACGAGCTGGATGTCTCGCTTCCAGCGCCTCCACGCTGTGGTGCGGTCACATCCAAAGCGCTTACCGATCTCGATCCAGTCAAAGCGCTTCGCACGCATCCAGACCAGATGTCGCTCATCGAGCTCCAGCACCTGAACCCATTTCATGGCTTCAAGCATCAAGGCAATATCCTGGGGACTGGGTGGCGGCAAGCGATACAACCTGTCCCGATCAGGATAGGCCTCGAGTTCGCTGCGCACCACCACGGGCCAGGTACTCACATACCCTTGCACGGCAACACGGGGAAGTCGTCTGGCTGTACGTGCGGCTTCGCTAAAGCGAGCCGCAACAGTTTCAACTGTCCAGACCTCACCCATGGGAGCCTCGCTTTGCATTCGATTGAGGGAGCTGGCCGTAAAGCCGCTCGCCAATGCTGCGAATCAACTGGCGCTCCAGAAAATTCAGGCGTGTGTCGTCTTCTGCAACCACAAGGATGTGTTGCTCTCGCCATCCCTGGCGTTTGGTAGCTTCAACATCCATGGCGCTGGCTTGCATGCGCCCAAGGGGCGATGTGTATCGAGGCTGGGGAATGTTCATTGAACACCCCCAATCGCAAATGGATCATGCGCCGATGGGAAGGCAAATGCGTCGAATGACGCATTTGACGTTAGAAAACATTCCTTCTCTATATGCGCGTATGCGCGTACGCGTAGAGAACTACTGTTATGGAATGTCGGAAGCGTCAATACACCTGTGTTTGAATCCGATAGTTTCACTTTTATCTCCTAGTTGTCGTTGTACGGGTAGCTGCGAACAGGCAAATTCGTAGGCTGTTTGATGTCGATTCCGGCAAAGCCGCGAACACCCATGGGGTTGCGCCACTTATCGAACCGTCGCGTGATCAGCGCATCCGAGAAACGGCGTTGCGTGCCGACAAACTCACCGCTCAACTCCGCCCACTGTTTCCAGTCGTTGAACAGCGTCACCGTGAGAGCCTTGTCGTTTGCACCGAACTTGCAGCGCTCATCCATCCAGCGCCCCATGGCGTCTTCTGCTTCGAAATACTCATCCGTGGCACTGGTCACGGAAAGCGGTTGGCTCAAGCCGTTTTGCTGCCAAAGCAAACAGCCCTGAAGCGCCCAGGCCAGGATGCCGTCACGCTCAGCGAGCAACTTCTCGGTAAGCAAGGGGTCACGCTTTTCTGGCGGCACTGTGATCGTGAAAGGGATCAAGTGCATGCGGCGTCGCATGGCCTCATCAATGTTGCGAATCGCTGGTTTGTGGTTGCCAGCAATCAGCAACTTGAACTGGGGTGGGTAGGTGAAGAAGTCCTGGTGCATCAGGCGTGCTGTCACCAAGTCGCCACCCGTGATGGCCTTGATCTTGGACTCGTTCCAGCGTCTGCCCTGCTCCGTTTCGGTGGCCGACACAAAGCGTGCACCACGCAATCCGGCCAGATCGGTAGGATGACGGTCCGAGCGCGTTTCCATGAACGTATCCATGGGTGCGTTGGCAGCATAGTCCCCCAGGATGGTGGAGATGACGTTGACGAAGACGGACTTGCCGTTTGCGCCTGTGCCATACAGAAAAAACAAAGCGTGCGTGCTGATGTCCCCTGTCAGGCAATAACCCACCACGCGTTGCAAGTACAGCTGCAATTCCTTGTCGCCACCTGTGACGTTCTCCAAGAAAGTCGCCCACACGGGGCTCTCCCCCTTAGGCGTGGCGGTGGTGACCTTGGTCATGCGGCGATCGCGCCTGTGTGGCCCCATTCCCCCGCGTTTGAGGTCAATGATTCCACCGGGTGTGTTCAGCAACCAGGGGTCACCATCCCACTCTTCCACCGTGGCACTGTGGCGTGGGTCTGAGCGCACGATGCGCTCAATCGCGGACATGGTGCCCGAGCTGGCCAACCTGGCTTTGAGCTTAGGGGTATCGGCTTTGTAGGAAGCCGCACGACAAACCGTTCGACTGAGGTGATGCACGTAGAGTGACTTGTCGATGTTCCAGCGCACACCGTTCCACACCAGCCACTTGCCCCATGGTGCGCAGTACCGCCAGTCTTCGGCGTACTGCCGAGTGAATGCCATGGCCAGACCGTCCTCGGTGGTGTAGTCCAGCCCATCCACGATGTCGGAAGCTGTGCTCTCTTCGGCTTGGCGTATCACGGGCATACGATCCCCTGCGGCCAAAAAGCCTGTGACATCAAAACCTTCCAGACGCGCGTCGGCCACATCCCATCCATCGGGTTTGTCTTCAGGCGGTTGCAGGATGGCGCAGCTGATGGCACCTGCCAGCAGGATCGCTTGCGATGCTCGGTCGGCGTAGTCCCATCCGGGTTTGTCGCGATCGGGCCAGATAAGCACATGCTTGCCTGCCAGTGGTGTCCAGTCGGTTTTGTCCACCGGCGCGTTGGCTCCGTGCATGGCTGTGGTGGCGCACACGCCCAACTCAATGAGCGCTTGCGCGCACTTTTCGCCCTCGACCAACACGATGCGCTCGGCGTACGAAATGTTGGGCTGGTTGAACAGCGGTCTGGGATCGGGTGGAGCCATCTTGCGGCGCTTCACATCCCACGGACGAAACTCCTTCTTGCCGGGCTCGGGGTCATAGCGATAGACCACCGCGATCAATTTGCCTGCCGCATCCTGGTAGTCCCACTTGGCCGTGGCAGGTCCGAGCTCATCCACCACGGGCGTCTTAGTTTTGTCTTTGCCAGATACGCGTTGCGGCTGCATGTCCACGCGTCCAAGCAAATCCTTGGCGCGTTTGAGCACCTCGGGGAAATGCGTCTGGACATTGATCTGGTAGTAACGCGCGATCAAATCAAAAATGTCACCACCTTCGCCTGTGGCGCGATCAGTCCACAGGCCTGCCTTGGGTCCTGAGAGCAATAGCTCCAAACTGTCTCCTGGGCCACCCATCACATCGCCCACGAGGTACTTGGCGTTACGCCGTTTGCCAGCAGGCCAGATTTCGGTGACGAGGGTGCTCAGGCGATCTAGCAGCGCCTGCCGGATATCGGCCTTTTCGTTTGCACCATCCGCTTTGTCGGATTTGTCCTTGGAGGCGTTTGCCCGTCGAAACGACTCTTGGGCGGGGTCATTGAAATCAAGCATGCGCGACCCCGCCTTCCTGCGCTGTGGATTGCGCACGCAAGATCTCTCCAAGTTGCGCATGCCAGACGCGCAACTCATCCAGCCGGTAGCGAACCAGTTTGTTGATGTAGTAATGCGGTATCTGGAGTTGCTTGCGCTTGTAGGGGTTGCGGAAATAATAAAAAGGCAAGTTGAAAGCCACAGCGGCCTGCTCTGAGGAAAGCATGGTTTGCTTGAGCTCGTCGCGGCTTGGCGATCGCACAGGCAGTTCGATGTGAGCGCCCATGTGAACCGTCATGCTCGATGGGTGACTCGACGACATGGTGGTGTTGTTTAAGTTGGTCATGGCAAAAGTTCTCCCTGCCAACCACTCGCGTGGTCGGCATCAGGTTTTGAAAATGGTTGAATTTGGTGTGGGTTAACGCGCAGCAGTGACTGCTGTGTTGCGGCCCTAGCCGTAAGGCGCATTCCCTAGTTGCATTCGCACAGGTGGGTACTTGCTCGCTTCGTGCGCTTGCACCATGGCCTCAACGTAGGTGGTGACCACCGCATCGATCAGTCGCAAAGCATCGCTTTGTGAGTACGAGCTCAACGGACGATCAATGCCGATTTCGTCAGCAGCCTCCCCCAAGGGTTTGAGGCATTGGTGCATCGCAGCCATTTCAGCTTCAGAAGGATCAATCACATGCACCCCCTGCGGGAAGGTTTGCGCATCGCTTTGACTGAGTGAGCGCATGCCCACTTCGTATAGCTTGTGAAAACACCGTTGGCAGCGTCGCGAACAAAACATCCAATCGACGGGGTAACGCTGAGCCCTCCCCACCTGAAAGCGAATGTCCGCGTGACCGTAGCCTCTGGCCTGTCGCGCGCAAACCCAGCACTTCATGACCGCACGTTTTAGCAACATAGTTCAACTGCTCGCTCACTGCGCCCATGAAGGACGTCCTTGTGTACTGGGCACTCGGGTCTGCGTCGAATAGCCCGTGGGCGGGTAGTTGGAAGCTGGCTGATGCGCTGCGGGAGCATGGGCTACAGGCACTGCAGCGGCAGGCGTTCCCCCGTTTGAGCCACCTTGCCCGTTGAGCACTTGCGCTCTGGCCAGAATCAGATCCGCATAGTCTTTGTGATCTGGCTCGATGACCATGCGGATGATGTTGCGCAACTCACCTTTGCCGTCTTTTTCGATCCCGATGCGTGCGGGGAATTCCACACCATCCAAATCTGCAAAGCCACGGATTTGTCGTGCATGGCCAGCTTCTGGCGAGTTGTCATCAGGATGGATGTTGCGCGAGCTGTTGAGCACAGCCTTGATGAAACTGCGCCCCATCTGTCCCCATGTGGGTCCCTTGTTGGAATGCAAGCCCACATTGCTCCAGATCTTGCGCTTGGCGAATTGGCCATGCAAGACCACGAACTCGCAAGACAGAAAAACCGCGCCTGTTTCATGTGAAGCTGTTGCGTATCCACCCGTCCAACCTCGCTCGGGTTCATCGTAGCCACCAGGTTTGATGGTCATACGAACCACCGCCTGGGTGTTTTTGGGGATCAGGTCAAAGCCACTTTGTTGGGCTTCGGCGTCGTTGAAGTCGTTCCAGCTGCTGGGTACGCCTTGAGGGTGCTGTTCTTGATACATGTGTAAGTCCTATCTGTGAGATTTAGTGGATGGGATGGGGTTCAAAGCTGAACTTCGCCAACCCAACGAATCTGGAATTGGGGTTCAGTGACCAGCTCTTTGCGAGCAGGCTGAAACGCAGCACGCAGCAGCGGATGCCATTTGGCGTAGTCCTGCTCCGAGACGGACAACTGCACGTCCATGAAGTCCTGCACGCGGTCTCCTGCTGCGACCATGCGGTCTGCGATTTGAGTGAGGTGCACCTGATCCCAGACGATTTCTTTCTCTTGCGAGACATCGATCTGCAAATCTCCGTCGTCAATCCGAAACCGTGCGGACTCCTCTTCGCCCAGACTGTTCGCTTGTCGGATTTGTTCGTCGTAACGCAGCTCGAGCCCACGGTTGATACGCCCACGCATTTGAATGGTCCAGTCATGGAGTTGTTGCACCGCATGGCTGAACTGGGCCAATTGGTCTTTGGGGAGTCGGCTGATCTGATTGGCCGAGAGATCAGGTAAAGCGGCTTGGTGGAGTTGGAGGTGATTCATCTCTGGCTCCTTTCAGCTGGCAACCCGTTGTGAAGTTGAGATGTGCTGCACGAAGTTCTCGTACGCAATCACGGCATTGATCGTGTAGGTCACTCGCTTGCCAAGCTTCAGGTAGTGAGGACCCCGGCCCTCAGTACGCCAGCGCTGCAAGGTCTTGGGACTCATACCCCAGCGAGAGGCCAGATCGGCTTCTGTCAGGACCAAGCGCTCCTGTGTCGGGGCCTGATCGATGGGGGACACAGGGAGGGAATTTCGCCCGGCTTGGGCAGGTGTTGCTAACCGCATATTTACTCCTTTGATTCAGTAGAGGGACAACGGCTCTATTTCAGGAAATCAATGGAGAACTGATAAGGAACTGATTGGCGAACTTGTGCGATATCTCTAGTTCGCCAATCTTTGGTCCCATCAGTCCAGGTGAGACATATATAGCCATAAAGCAATAAATTAGTCGAGAAACTTGACAACACTCGCCGGAAGGTTACACTTAGTGCAACTTTCCGATGAGTCTTTCATGAAACCTAGTCGGCAACTCATAGATACCATCAGCCAGCTGGCCACCCCGCAGGCTTGCCTGTTCACGCCTTCAGACTTGCGTTCGATTCTTCCCGACCACTCAGAAGTAGCGTTTAAAACACTCATGAGCCGGGCTGTCCGGGAGGGATACCTGACCAGGCTATGCCGTGGCTTGTATTTGTACGAAAAAGCGAATCCCGATCGCGGTTTGATCCTCCCGCATGCGGCAGCCAAACTACGCCCTCTCGGTTTGAATTACTTGAGTCTCGAAACCGTCCTAAGTGATGCAGGAGTCATTTCCCAAATTCCAATCAACCGCATCATGGTGATGTCTTCAGGGAGATCAGGCGTCATTGACTGCGGTCGATGGGGAAGCATTGAGTTTGTCAAAACTCGACAACGACCAGAGGATCTCATTGGGAATATCGAGTACGACCCCAGAACGCGGCTTTGGAGAGCCAATGTTGCGCAAGCGCTCAGGGATATGCGAGCAACACACCGAAACCTAGATCTAATTGATTGGAAAGTAGCCCATGAGTTTGTTTGACGAACTAGTTGATGAAGCACTTAACAACAAACAAGAGTTAGCACCTCTGCGAGTCGTCGTGGAGAAAGAGCTTCTTCACCATGACATCCTGCGAGTGCTCAGCGGGGCAGGACTGCTCACCCAATTGACGTTTATCGGAGGAACTTGTCTTCGAGCATGCTACGGATCAAGCAGATTAAGTGAAGATTTGGATTTCACGGGTGGTGCAGACTTCACCCGAGATCAACTTGCAGCGATGAGCAACATCCTGATTGAAAGTCTCAAGACCAAGTATGGTCTGGAGATCAACGTTACAGATCCAGTGCGTGAAGAAGGCAACGTCGACACTTGGAAGCTCAAGGTTCAGACAAGACCAGGTCGCAAAGACATACCTGCTCAACGCATCAATATCGATGTGTGTGCCATTCCTAGTTATCAACCCCGTCCGATGGCGCTACTGAATCCCTACGGCGTTGAAATGGGAACCAGCGGATTGATTCTCCAAGCGCAATCACGCGAAGAAATCTTTGCGGACAAGTTGGCAGCGTTTGCACTGCGTCCAAACAGGCTCAAAAACCGAGATCTATGGGACATTGCCTGGCTGCATCAGCAACAAATAAAACCAGCCTTGGACTTGATCAAGAACAAACTGAATGACCATCATGCGCAAACTGATGCTTACTTGAACGCATTTGCTGAACGTACTGCATCCTTGAACAAGGATCCAGAAATAGTGAAGGAATTTCGCAAAGAGATGGCTCGTTTTCTTCCCAACGAGACTGTGAAGGAAACCGTGAATTCAGAGCAGTTCTGGCATTACTTGAGCAACTTGATGGAGAGCTATCACCCGCAATTGATTCAAATACTTGAAGGACGCGAGAAATCTCCAGAATTCAAAATGTAATCGACGCTTTAGGCAGGTTAATTCCTCCTAATCTCTACCTCTGACAGGCTCAAGTTTTCGAGAAGGCTTCAATATGTTCTGTTCTATGAATCTAGGATGCCAGGATTTTGAATTTCAAAATTAACACGAATAAGAACCCTGCAATGAGTAAGCCCGTCTACATTCCCAGAAAACAGAGTGGCTACGCACATACAAAGTGCTATCTGTCTCATACGAATGGGTGTTCAACAAAAATCACTGGTGAACATTGCATTTCTCATAATCTTTTAAACAAGATCGAAAAGCAAAACAAGACCATAGATGTCGTCGGATTGAGTTGGCTCCCAAAAGATGAGATGACTTCAATTGGTAAAAAGTCTCTCGTCTCGAATGTTCTCTGCTCTCAACACAACTCGGATCTCTCTCCCCTGGACAGCGCAATCGGAGATCTTGTAGAAGCAATCGGAAGTATCGACGTCGAATACCAAAATCCGATTCCCATCGGCGTGAACTATTGTGTCGATGGATCTCACTTGGAACGTTGGATACTTAAGACGACACTTGGCTTGGTCAACTCTGGGCAAATTAAGCAAAGATCTGGCGAACCATTTAGACTGAAGAGCAAATGTATTGAACTTCTCTGTTCACCTGCTGCGCGATGGCCACTTGGGTGGGGCCTGTACATCGCGACCCCGATCGGAAAAATCTACCATTCATCAAGTTTTGAACTCTTACCTCAGCACAACGCAGAAACAGGCGAACTGCTTGCTCTTGGTCTGAAGTTCAATGGCATAGCCATGACCTTTCTTATGGGAAGACCCAACCCAAAAACGGCATTCGGCGTTCGGCGACCAAGCAAGATCATATTTTTGAAGGACTTAGTGAAGTCCGAAATAGCGTTTAGTTGGTCAAACAACAAGGCAGGTAAGACAATCACTTTTTCTCACGCTGGCGTTTACAGCGGCCCTTCGCCAGATCATCAACTGTCGCACGAGGAATAGCTGCTAAATAAACTTTTGTGCTTGATTTCAAATGCACAAAACCACTATCCATAATAAAAAATGAGCAAATAAAAACATGACTCTACCCACTATCAAACTTAACAACCGTGATGTCAACCCACACAAAGCAACGCAATCACCTGAGTTTGGTAGCCAGACCGTACTGACTAACAGCCCTTGGGAATACGTCTCGCTTTGGTTACAAAGAAACAGCCTAACCGATGCTTTGTTTTACTGGTCACAAGCGCGCGCATTCTCTAACGCATCGCGAAGTCTTCCTTTGGAATCAGCACCACTACTTCACTACTACACGTTTATGAACGCGGTAAAGGCACTCCTCGCAACGAAAAAGATTGCGATTGCGGGAACACATGGGGTATCCAAACATTACATGCTTGGTGTGAACACTACGGTTAACCTCGACAATGAAGGTGTTCGCATTAACAAAAAAGGAGTACTTCCCGGACTTTCGATGCACCTTAGAGAGATGGAGCTAACAAAAGATCACAGCATGAAGGATCTTCTTTTTAATATTCCTTGTGTGCATCGTACGTTTTGCATCACCTACTCGGGACAAGAAGAAATGTTTGTTCCGCTGACCAGGTGTCGATATGTTTTTGACTCCACAAATTCAGAGGCCTACTTCGTAGCAAGGCTATCTGAGAACTTGGACGAAACCAAGTGTATGAAGCAACTACCCGCCACATTGGTAGCACATCCTCAAATGGGTTCATCACGAGATTTACGCTCAGTAATGACTGTGAAAGTTAGCGGACAAAACCTTACTACACCATCAGATGTAGCCGCTATCGCAAACCTCAACAATCACCTACGAGGCGACATTCAATACATCGCGGGAGCGGAAACGCTTTGGTATGCCAAGACCAACTTGCCCGGAACAGGAAGGATTCAGCGCTCACCGCTGACACTAATGCTTGCAGCAATGCACAGACTAAGCGAACTTTCCCGATATCATCCAATGGAATTATCAAAATTTTTTGCGGGCCCCCAGAACTGGCTCTTAAGTGAGTTCATTAGTATGTCGCCATCACAGTTTCTTGATGAAGTCGCTGCAGAAATTACAGGACATCAGTGCATGGTTCCAAACGTACGTTCGGCAACTTGAGATGTCCATGAAGATATACCTCGCATGCGGATTGACTCACATACCTAGAGAGTCATTTCAACGTTATTCCACATTCATACATGGGCTTGCCGAAAAATTAACAAAAACCCTTGGGGCTGAAGTGAAGTACGCCCTTATGCACAGCGATCCGCAATTGGCAAAAAAACCGTTTCAAGAGCGCGCAAAGCTTTGTTATTTATGGGATCGAGCGATGGTCGAATGGGCGGATCTAGTAATTGCGGAATGCAGCTACCCATCGACTGGAGTAGGCATAGAACTTCAGATTGCCGAGCAGCATGGAACCCCTATCATCATCTGTTTTGAAAACAATTCGTCAATAGCTGCTTTGCCCGTCGACTACAACAATCCAGATGGCACCCAGCATCATTTACAGATTGGTGACGGCCACGTCACCTTGATGGCACTTGGTTTACCAACGGTATTCAGCGTGGTCAAATACATTGATTCGAACGATGGCTTGGAAAAGATTACGACAGCTGTTGAGTTGTTAGAACAAACTTAGCGAAGTGAAGCTAACGATTAAACTTGGCTATTCAAGAAGACATGAGCTTGAACGTTACTCATTAAACACGCCAATCACTGAACTGAATAAATAAACCGCTTAGCATGACATTACGTTGAGCCTACTAATGACGAATATCGAAAATTTTTTAGCGGAGCAAGCAAGAGCGCGAGAGAAATTCGCGAAATCTCAAGAGCTTATCCAAAAATACAAAAATCAAATGCCGGACCTAACCCATAGCTGGGATATATCACCCAACTCCATTTCTTTCAATGACGTTTGTAGGTGCATTAGGTTATCAGGGTTAAACATTTACTGTTGCCCGATGGATGAGCTTTGGGCCGGACTATTCAAACCGTCTGTATATGAAGCAGAAACTCTCTGGGAGAATGATCATGACCCTGGAAAAATTGCGGGGGTCATTGATGCATGGGCTAACGGGGTGTCACTGTCGCCCATTTTTCTTGTAAAACATCCAGATTACGAACAAGGTTTAGTAGCCGACGGTAAGCATAGGCTAACTGTCTCGCGCGCCACCAGCGCAAAAGTAATTCCGTTTATGGTGGAGACCAATAAAGCAGCGTGGGTTTTTCATGCATTTCCCTTGGCAACTTGCATTCATCAGAATGTGCAATGCATCCCCACCATCATCTAGATACCAATTTTCCGCTGTTAGATCCACGAATGAATCTTCTCGTTGACTCATCGCTTTGCTCCTAAGTCATCGGCTACTGTTAGTCTATATTGATAGCAACTCAGACAAAACGTACAAACCAAGTCGACGATTTTTAACAACAAGCGTTTCATAAGCATGCATGCGGCCTTCATACGCTGGATCTCCTCTGTTAGCAGCTTTAACCTTGAACACATCAATGAGTTTGTCGCTCGACAAATGCGCCTTACTCATGATGGTCTCAGCCGATTGAGGTTGTCCTCGATATTGCCAAAGCACCGCAAAAACAGCCGCCTGCGCCGCAGTCATCCGAATGGGCTCAGGCGACCAATCTGGCAAATGAACCCATTCAAAAGTTTCAGAAAACGGCCCATGCACTGCCGAAGATCGCGGCTCTACTGTTGCCTCAATCACATCCCCCTCCTCGCCTACAAAACGAAGTCCATTGCCATGGATGGCAAAGCGATCTTCAAGATGCCACCAGGTCGCTGTGCCTGAGAGTGGATCCGATGACGTTCTTCCTAACGGTCGAGGCGTAATCACCCAACTGTCAGCTCGAGGCGTCTTCCCGTGAAACAGATTCAAGGCATTTGCAACGACAAGCTCAATACGCTCAGCCAGGATCACAGCCCGCTTCTTGTACACCCCGATTTGCCACACGCCTTCGTAAAGCTTGTGGACCGCGATGTGCACCGAAATGTTTAAGGCTGCACGCAGTTTTCTGATCATCCATTCGATATCTAGCGTCCAATTTCTTTGTTCTGACAAATCAATCTTGTAAGGCCCGCAGTCAGGACACTGCACATGCATCTCACCAGCATGACGAAAAACCGGTCCACGGTGCAAACCACAAAACGAGCAACTGGCATAGCGTGCATCCATCGGACCAGGCACGATGGCTTTGAGTTCGCTCAGAACTTTCAAACCAGCCACCTGCCCCTTGGGGATTGATCTCTCGTACGAATACCCACCCCGTGTCATGAGCAATGAAGCCAATGCCAGAGCTTTTTTGTTGGCAGGCATGACTTCACCTCATCATTCAAAAAGACCCATGGAACGTCCACTGGACGTTGCCCCCCTGACTTGGTAATCCAATGCCTGCTTAGGCTCGAGGATCTCCAGATGCACCAGATAACCTTCGAGTTGGGTGCGTAGCTTCTCATCGAACTTGTTCAGGTTCAAGCGCCCTTTGCTGGTTACCTCAACGCTCACCAGTGGACTTCTGGATCTACCCTGCGCAGGTGCCATGTACAGGTTGAGCGTCGCCGCGTGAATTTCCCAGCCACGGCTCAAAGGGTTTTCATTTTGGAAATACGCACCAATCAAATCCGTCACGCATTGCCGATCCGTTGAACCGCTGGCCGTGCACTCGAGCTTCAAGCGCTCGCACGGACTCAGCAAGTGCAAGCTCTTCACCTGAAGACCGACAAACCCATCGTCAAACGCCTGTGGAATCTGCAATCCCAATCTGAGCTTGGACAGATCAAGCACAGGACGCTGTATGCGCTGCGCTTCCGCACTCACACCCAACATATGGGTAGCGAAGGCCTCACACAACATGGCGTGGTATTTGGCCCCGCCTCGGATGATTGTTCTTGCAACACCTGTGACTTGGGAATACTCCAACACCATGTGGATATTGGGACTACCGACACGGCGTTGCAACTGTGCCCCTTCAAATTCAAGCCGAGCCGTTGCAAGATCTTTGGCGTGGATCGTGATGAGTTGCGTCCCTTGAGATCGGTCTAACACGTTGACCACACACACTTCACCACACCCTAGCTCACGCTGGTAAAAGAGCTTGATGGCCTCACAAAAATTAGCAATCGAGATCTCATCACGCTTGACCTCTCGGCGCAGCCCCAGGTCGTGCTGCTGCGCTTGCTGGCTGTGCTGATCCAAATACTCAATCTCGGCAGCCGCTTCAAACAAGTCGGGATGATTGACGTACAACCAGAACGATCGATGCAGATCGTTCTGGCAGGCAATCAACTCCACCAGTTCATTGGGCTTGGCATGCGTGGCCTGAAACATGGCTTGTTTGCCCAAGGGGTGAGCCAATGTCGAACTCGCATGCAAGCCCGCAATGATGCGATCTCGTTTGACCGTGTTGGCGTAGCTCTGGATGAGCTTGATCAGCTTGCGCGATGTGTGGGTGTTGTCCTGCCAGGACCACCCCTCAGGCAGGGGCAGCTCATGGCGACCAATGAATGTTTTGAGCGTGTCGTCAACGGGCAAATAAAGCACGATGTCTGCATAAGTCTGTGGCTTGCTCACGTTGTCTCCTTCTTGTTTTTATGAGGGAAACCAACCCCGA